CTCTGCAGCACACACTCTTCTCGCGCTGCGTTACGGGAAAACGGAAACGTTTGACTCAGTAAACATCGATACACAATGTCTTTCACACGCATTGCCTGGGCATGGCCCAAGACCGACTTCAACCCCATCTGCCCCCACTGTAACGACATCGCCCCAATCGGAAAGACCGGCTACGGGTACGGTAGCGACAAGGACAAGGTCTTTGACCACCGCTGGTGCATGGTCCACGCCTTCGAGTCAAACACGTATCAGAAGAAACAAGACTGGATCGACGCCTGTGTCGAATACGGCCGCAAACTAACTCTGCCTTCACCCACTACCCGCGTTATCGCGAGGAGGGTCAAGCGTGTTGTTCTTAAAGAGAAATCCGTATCTCGATGAACGGAACAAAGTATCTATAAAAGTCAACCCAGGTCATTCTCTGACCCGACTCAAAATACATTTTTGCTATTTGGTTGAAGACGTTCACGTACAGAATCAAGACAAAGGCCACTATGGTAAAGTCCCTCATTATTGAAGATTGATGTTTTGCGTCCTCGGTAATCTCCGCGAAAGAATGACCCGCTGCGTTCCTCCAACCGACATGTCGTCGCCCTCCTGAATACCCTCGATTGCCCTAAGTGCCTCGGCTACCCGCTGAGGCTGATCAGCGAACTGAAGCAGTAGCTGAGTGCGAATCGCATTGCGCCGAAGAGGTGGACGAACTGTCCGGACGGACCGAGAGATACTTCCTCCCGGTCCCTCAAGGACAAAGTTATCTAAGTTATTGCCCTGCATGAACTCCAACACATTTGTTCCAAGGGCCTGCTTCTGATCATTAAGTGTCTTGATCTGTGCCTTCAAGGTGCGAATCTGATCATCGATACCTATCCACGTCCGAAGCGTTTCCTTGATCTGCTCCGTCGACTCCATACCTTCCTCCTTGTCCGCCTGTGAAAGCCACCTGTGGGTGGTGGCGGTGGCGGTGGAGCTGACGGAGGCGGTGGAGCTGACGGTGGAGGCAGCGCACGAGCGTCCTGTTTCCCCTGTTCTGTTGCCGAGGCTATCGAGCGTATACCTTGTAATGTCGCCTTCTGTGACCGTTCAGCAAGCTCAGATGCTCGTTGTGTTGCCTTTTCCTTTACCCCGGATGATGCATCTCGTACTCGAGTCGATAAGGACACTAGACCATCTTGTGCCGACTTCGAAACTTGAGTGGCAAGACCAGCCATGGCTGTCAGAGCAGTTGAAATGTCGTTTCCAATCTTGACCCTCTTTTCATCAATCCTTCCAGCCATCCGATTCACTTCGAGGAAGTTGTTTGCAAGAATGTCACCGATTGGAGGTGGGATGACACGGATCCACGACTCAATTGCGGATACGAAATCCTGACGACTCGTGGCGACAATCGCAAACACGGGCCATAGAAACATACCGAGCAACGCTGACAAGCCGAAGCCAACCATGTAGCTGTAGGGCAGCGGGATCATACCGAATGTGGCGGGGAGGATTGACTGAATCGTTTTCAACAATACCTTGCCTCCCGCAATGATCAGATCGAGGGACGCACCGAGAATGCTACCGAACACCGGTATCTTTTCCAGGTAGCTGATGAAGAAGACAACCATAAACAAGGCCTCAAACATAACAGGAGCATAGGGTGATGCGGTCGCTTTCAGAATCCACTTGAGTCGTGGACCGAGGTAGTCAGTGTTATCAGGGAAAAAACGAGGAGGAACGAGCTTGCTAACAGCAGGATACTTCCCCCACGAATTGTTCCATGGTTCCAGCGGCTTCGGAACTGGGACTGAAGCCGGTGCCGGTACCTGTGAACTCAGGACAGGTCCATCATCTCCTACGTTTTCAGGTTCACCCTCCGCTCCTCCCGTCATCTTCTTGAACGCATTTAGTCTCTGTTTACAGTCGGGTTTTCTACGCAGACACGATACAATCGCCGCGACGCGTTCATCGTAGTCAGCTGGAATGGGTAAATTGTGTTCTTTCAGGATCTTTAAGAGTCCTGCCATTACTCCTACACTAGAATTTCCATTTCTTGTCACACTCCAGACATGTGACGAAGGTCGTCATGGGCTCATCGGCAGAACGAGTCTGGAGCTGATAGTAGTCGCATCGCGTCTTCTTCTTACAGCTGGAACAGAACATGAAGATCGAGGCCGTAGACTTCTTGGAGTACATAGCCTTCTCTTGATCAATGATCTTCTGAATCATCTCCTTCCATCGCTTGGGATTCTGATCCACGGCTGTTGACTCTACAAACTCAGATGCGCTCATTGTCTTTGCCATGTCACGGTACCTATATAACGAGATGGCTCGGCTGCGATACAGGTCAAGGAACACCGAGTTCTCCCAATCAATATCGATGAACCACTTCTGAGCATCGGCAGCACACTTGTTCAGAATTGCAGTCTCGATCTCCTCGCTCTCGAACTTGTCTCGGACGATCATCCTCATTGGGTGATCAACAAACACATTGGACGCGTGAAGCGTATGAACTGCAGCATGTATGCGAACGGCGGGATCTCCGTCATCTTCAGCGGGCTCTTCCTGTTGCGGTTCACCCTCGCCATCGTCCTCCTCGTACTCTGCATCGTCATCATCTTCATCCTCCTTGAAGGTACATGACTGATAGAACTCATCGTACTCAGACGACTTTAAGTCAAGGTACTTACTTGCCTGCCGGTCGTAGTCATCTGGATTAGGATTAAATGACTTCAAGACCGCAATTGGCCCTTGAAACGTATCGTCGTGAAATGGGGGTGGAAGCATATGCTGGTTGGTCTGTTCATCGTCGTTCTCGGATGGCACGGCAAAGAATGCGAACGAATTCTCTTCATGAACACATTTGCCTTGGAATTGAAGAGCAGGTTGCTTGAGCTTCTTTCGAAGCCATTCAAGCACATCTGCTGTCTTGGGAGGGATGGATGCTTCAGAGAGAACACCCTGGACTGAGATGAGAGTTGCAAGAACCATGTTGTAGGATATGACTATTCTGTGAAACTTCCATTTTATACCTTGCGTCCTGTTCTCAGGTGACGGCGATTCTTACGCCGGCGGCCCTTTCCGATCAATGGGTTCCGAGCCTTCTCTGAAGCAAGGAAGGCGGACGGCCCTGATCTTGGCAATGCCGTCTCTTTCGCTCTACGATCAATTCGTTCCTCATCTGTTTCTGCAGGGGGAGAGGGAGCCACAATTCGTCGTCTCGGCGCCGGGGCGGGAGTGCGGATAGTGAGGGAGGCAGAAGGGGGTACGCCACTGGCCGTTCCCCTAGAACCACGGCTCGCAATAGCGGCTGCCGATCCTGGTAGAGGTTGGTCCAGGGTATGCCCTAGCGCCCTCTGACGGGCTAGCGCACGTTCCAGCCCGGCACGATCTACAATCCCTGTTCCACGGTTGGCGGCGGCGAGCCGCTCGGCCCTCTCTTTCCTGCGCGCATCTAGTAATCCTTGTACGCGCGTGGCAGCCGGGCTAGTCCCTAGAGTTCGCCTTGTTGCGGAGTCGATGTTCCGCTGAGCTTGTCTTAGAGCATCTGGCGAACCTCGAGACAATTGGTTCACAACCGCGGCTGGCGATCGTGGTGGAGGTGCTCGCAAGGTGAGACTTCCGTTTGGTCTGGGTTGTCCCAGATCGCCCACCCCCGAAGCTGCTACCTGGGTTGCCAGAGATTCGCCACTGGAACTACGGTTCGCAATAGCGGCTGCCGATCCTGGTGGAGGTCTACCCCGATTCATCGGGTTAACTCTAGTAAAGGTGCCATTGCTCGATGCCGCTTCTGGTCTAGGAAGCGGTCGTCCAGATCTCGCTCCAACGCCCAACGTATTTGCAAGAGCACTACGAGCCGGTCTGAGAGCGCCAGCAATTCTTTCACCCAACCCAGCAAACCAATCACCCGTTCCACTCATGGCCCATCTGAGACCGAAGTAAATAGCAATTAGCAATATGATTCCACCGATGATGCCTCCAAAAATCTCACCCAGTAACTCAGGGCTTGGACCCGAAGACGAGGAACCCGAAGGCGAGGAGCCGGGCTCGGCACCGTTTGCTTCCATATAGATATTCATGGGTCCAGCAACAGGGTCACAACCAACCAGTGGCGGTGCCGCGCGATAGGAAACGGCAGTTATTTCGTGAATGACGTCATCCGGGTCGGTTATGGGTAAACGCTGAATATTTGCTAAGTCGGTTTGCGCAATCAATACGGGTTCGGACATGACAACGACGCGTGTCTGTGGAGGGCTAAGTGTTGAATCATACGTAGTTATCCAAGTATAAAAAGGTCTATTTGTCTTCACAATCGCTGACAGGCTCCAATTCGCACCGGTGGACGCAGGTACATCTGGATATCCTTGCAGATGATCGGGTTGAGATCCCAGGATATTTGGAATTTGACTTCCGAAAGCATTCACGAATTGTGCTCCGTCTCCGGTCGCACTTGCGTCTGCCTTTAGGGGAACCAAGACAACAATTGAGTTACCGGCTTTTGCTTCGACTATACCCGGTATAGCATGAGACGGGAACTCTCCAACCTGAAAGCAGGCATCATATTGAATATTTGTATTCAGCGGTTGACAGTTGCCGATGTCATTGGCCTTTCCTGTTCCGTTCAAGCTTATACATCCAGGCGGACAGGCGGATCCTTTGACAAGGTTAATACAGTTGTTTGATCCTGACCCAATTGCACCCGCCGTGTCAATACGGACAGGGAAGGGATGATACACGCTCATCACATTAATACTGTCACCCATTACTCCTAATCAACAAAACAACTGATTACTACGAACACGTTGCTGCTGCCGACCCTCCATACAAACCTCCGGCAATTGCCGAAGATAATCCTCCACCGCCACTGCTACCGCTACATGCCTGAGCCATATCAGACTGCAGAACGGCTCGGCCATCGGGACCCTGAACGTAGACATTACCACTCGTGTCGACATATTGACCATTGGCGTTCTTAGTTAACGAAGAAAGAGTGGGGCCTTTGGGGAGAACCGAGGAAGGAAGACGGGTGGGATCGGATGCCTGAACGATTACGAAACCAATGCCTCCAAGGAAGAGCCCCTCAACGGCAGAGATGAGTGCTTTGACAAGCACGCTTCCAGTCAGATTATCACATGTTTTAAGAACGAATACCTGTAATCCCGTGAATACCACGAATACAACCATGGTCGCAACGCTGTCCAAGATACTACGGTTCGTGACCAAGTCTAACAGGTAGTACCAGAAGATTGTCGATGTAACAACCAGTCCCTGAGGAGCCCAGTTGCTCCTGAGACCTTCAAAACCCTGGATCTCACATCCCGAGTAGTTTGTGATGGCTCCTCCTCTGAACAAGTCCAGGGCATCGGCATTGAATGGCCGCGCGGGACGGGGTGATGCGGGAGGGGGCCCCGCGGGAGGGGGCGGCATCGCCCGTGTATTAGCTAAGCGAATCGCATCACCTATCAAACCATTCAGGCCTTCCCATAAAAACTTGAAGAGAAAGTGAGCGGGAATGGATAAGATACCGATCAAGCTTGGAATCGAATATACGCCAGACATCGTGAAGATGTCAGCAAAAATACCTGTCAGGACTAGAATGTGGGGAAGGTAGGTAATAGTATCTGTCATCAGAGTAGAAAACCCAGCTGGTCCAGCAGGAGCACTCGCACCATTGATGTACGCCACGGTTCCGGCCACACCAACTATGGCTGAGATGATTGAAAGAATTAGCGCGCCCCACCACGGAACCTTTTCCGGTGCAGGTGATGGTTTGGAGGACGAAGATCCCATCTTGTTTTCTCCACGATACTTGTTTTATCGCCAAAGGACAATGGGACCAGTGCAGTCACGATCGACGTCTTCGCCGTTTCATCTTACATTTGGCCCCGTATTTCTCCCTCCATTGTTCCCACCGCCGCCGCCTCAGAAACCTGTCAATGCTCCAAACTTAACAGTCGGAATTGGTCCCGGAAAAAGCACAAACTGTTTGGTATGTACTCTCACGATTGATCCAACGATATCTTCGTCAACAGTTGTGTTGAGCCGAGATATATTGGGAAAAGTAACAGCCCCTGCTCCATCCTATCCTCCGAGCAACTTAGCAGAGTTCGTACCGAATTCAAACCATCCAGAGCACCCGGACGGTCCTGCAGACAACGAATGGTGTAATGGCGGGTGCCTTTATGTCCCCCCACATAATTCGCGTACGGGCGGAGCTGTCCCACCGACCACTTTATCATGGGCTAACGGAACACTGCTCTCAGACGACGTTGACGCATGGATGAACAACAATAGAGATTACGCGAATCATTGGCTGGCCCAACAGCGGTTAGAAAGTGCCCACAAGCTGATATTGGACAAGAGAAACAGCTCGGTAAAAATGGTCCGTATTTGGAATCCCTCGGACGATCCCACAGATCCGGCGGGTAGTATACAGGTCAACTGGAACAATCACGGTGCTCTGACTCGGTTGTTCCTTAAACCGACAATTCCCTTTACAGTGTCCTTTACGCCAGGCACCGTCTAGCAAGGGTATAATACAACGCGATAGTCGTACCCGAATGACGACCCACCTCGACACCGTTCTTAAAAAACACAATCGTGGGCCACGACAGTACGCTAAACTTCTGGACGTAGCGCTCCTTGTCCTCCGTTGTGTTCACAGACACCCACTCGATGTCAGGAAACTCCTCCTTGAGAGTCTCGATCGAAGGCTTAATAACCCTGCAGGGGGCACACGATGGAGACCAGAAGTGATAGGCGGTGCTCATTCTACCTTACTTACTATAGTAGTTTCTATTTGTAAATGACCCCGTTCCGCGCGGATGACGGGTGTCTTCTGAATGATCTGCTTCGTAAGTCCAACGTCCCGCGTCTTACATAACTCAGTAAATGCCTTGAACAAGTGCTTGTCAATCACGTCCTTGTCCAATGTATCCAGGTTTCCCCGCATCCAAGCAAGAATGTCCTTCTGTTGTGTAGGAGGACCCATGATCCTCAGAGGACATCCCGGGAATAGAATGTCCTGAACGACGGGCTGAATGATCTTTACCGTTCCCTCAACAATGTCCCTGGCCATTTGATCGACCTTGGCATTCTGAACCGACAAGTCATCTTCGCCTCCTGTGTGGGCTCGCACGTGGTGAAATCGATAGCTCTTGAACTTCGACAAACGCAGAGTGATGTCCTTAATCAAGTCTTGGTGGAGAACATCCTTTCCTTCTGCAGTCTTCCAGCCACGATTCATCCATCCGTGAAGCCACACCGTCAGACACTTAATTGAGTAGTCGGAATCGGTATAGATTACAAGGTCTGTGTCTACCTCCCCTCGGTCTTCGAGGATTGAAGTCGCAAGGTGGATGCCACTTAACTCTGCGCGTTGATTTGTTTGCGACTGATCTTCGGGAACTCTACGGGCCGTCGACCATTCAGGGTGTTCAGGAAACCAAGCAGCAAAGCCGGCTTTCGCGCCTTTGCGTCCGTTCATTGTACACGATCCATCTGTGAATACACGCATGTCTCGTCCTTCCTTACTTCCCATTCTGTCCATTTTTCAAGGCTTCTAACTCAAGTTCGAGTTTTCGTGGATCGTCCCATGCGTCTGTGTTCAACGGTTCCGTAACAGTAGGAACATGGCGATACGAAGGGAGAGTTGTAACAATACAACGAGATATAATGGCCGATTGTAAAATAGGTTCTTCGATATGAAACCAAACACGACACCGAAACGACCTTTGTTCAAGGGAACGACGAAGCATCTGTTGGCATGCCAAACTGAGGAAGTGGGCGTGCCAAACTAACAAAATACGCACACGAACGCTTTGCTTTGATGGGGCGAATGTAACCCACTGGGCAAACCACTTTGCAAAGTCGTCCATCGAATTCTTTGTGGCCGCATCAATTTCCTCAAAGTCGCACTCGTTCTTGTATTGCTTTTTGTAGTCCTCCCACAGAGACCGCGTTTCTCTATCGTTCAGAGCCTCGTAGAGAATTCGGTGAGGGGGTGGGAAGCTCATTAAGTAGTGGCCGGCGGATTGGCTGTAGATGAAACAATGCGCTTAACGGGGATCGCAGCCGACACAACATAGAGACTGTTCTCGGTCGTAACGATAAAAATGTTATCCTCCTTGACACGGGAGATCGACTCAATCGGAGACGTGTACTCTGTATCCGACTTGACGAGGAACTTGGTCGTATCCTGAACTCCAATGCAGCACTTCTTCTCGAGGCTGTCATTGTAATAATCGAGGTAGATCGGGCGATCCTGCTCGATTGCAATCTTGGCGGCCTGGGCCATGGACGTAGCAGGGGGCACTTGGCTCATTTTTTACTTCGCAAGGTTGAGTTCTTCACAGCTTCAACGCATCCTCCAGCTTGAACTTAGACTTCATGTTGAGGCAAGGTGTCTCGGCCTTGGGAATGGACAATACGGCACGAATATGAACCTTCACCTCGGGGACGCGAGACGCAACGGCAAACATGAATCGCACCAGACAGTCCACATGTTCCTCCGTCTGTGCTACCTTTGTGTGACGTACACACTCGAGCAGATCATCGGCAACCGTCTTGACAAAGACCGACATGACCGACTGAGGCAGAAGGCCACGGGCATACAACTCTGCAACGTAAACTGCAAAGGTTCGCTTCTTCTCCTTCTGCTTTGTCCATGCGATGATTGCGTCACCATAACCCTCGTCTGTGTGAGCAGGAACGATCGTCACATTGGATGTCGCATACAGAGTATCGAACATAGATACCTGCGTAAGAAGATCAGCCTTTGCGTCCGGATACGTTTGAGCAATCTCGGCATACGTGTCGGCCATCAGTGACGCATAGAACGTCTGTGTACATCCACGATCGAACAACAGGGTCGTCACTCGCAAGCGAAACATCTCATCTCGCTTGCTCAACTTGTCAAGGATATTTGTCATCATCTTGGCGTATGTCTGCTTCGTCAACTTGTTAATGAATGCGTTGATCTCATCGTAATCCGCATCGTCCTTCTCACGGGCCTTGCGGTGTAGGGTGACAAGCGCAAGTTCGCGCCAGTTCGCCGCCGACTCAGAAGCAGGTCGCTTGACTGGTGCCGGACGCCTGAATGTAGGCTTGAATGAGATCTTGAGCTTGCTGATGATTTGCTGGATGGACTCGTCGAGGGGAGGACGGGGAGAAGAGCGAAGAGAATAGAGAGTAGCGATGTCCATCCTGCCTACTCTCTGGTTTAGAGAAACGTTTCCGTTTTCTACCAATGGGGAATTGCTTGTCCGGAGATATACCAATGGCTCGTATCGGACATAAGACACTACGATCTTCGAAGTTCATGAAGGTAAAGACGTTCGGAGATGCGCTTCGATTTGCCGGTTATCCGATACAAGATGATGCAGATATCGAGTTCACTCGCGGAGGTGCTCTGATCTTAACAAAGGCTAGTGCTCGATTTGAGTTTGTTCCTTCGGTTCACGTCAAGGGAACCGTTATACCCATCGCGAAGCTATACGGCAAATAAAACGGAATTCAAAGGTTCATACTACAGTAGAAGACGGTACCATGTCTGATACAAAGATGCCTCACACATGGGTGCTGTGGTACCACGATCCCAACGACAGCAATTACGCTCTTGAGAGTTACACCAATATCACGTCTGTTTCTACACCCGATCAGTTCTGGAGCGTCATTGATGCAATCCCGAAGGAGGCATGGGAGTCTGGAATGTTCTTCTTCATGCGAGACGGCTATCGCCCTCTGTGGGATTCACCTGAGAACGCAAAGGGTGGGGCATGGTCCAAGAAGGTCGATGCCAAGGATACCTACGAGGTCTTTATCGACTGTATGGTCCACTGTCTGGCAAGCATGTTTCTAACCAATTACAAGGAGGCCATGGTTGGAGTCTCTGTATCTCCCAAGGGACAGTTCCACATCATCAAGATTTGGAACACAACGACCAATGTGACAGACAGACGTCTGTTCAATTCGTCACTGAAGATGAAGATCGCGGATGATATTGTCTACAAGGCTCATAATACACGTCCCAAGTGAGGTCCTCCGATCGTCCCAAGTGAGGTCCTCCGATCGTCCCAAGTGAGGTCCTCCGATCGTCCCAAGTGAGGTCAACTACACTCCACTAACCACCAATACGAAGCATAAAGGATATATGCATGGAGAATGGTGGTTGAAAGGACCAAGACGACATTCGTCGTCTCCTGATCCATTATTTAGGCAAGCGTAAAAAGATACATGGCCTGATCTACATCTGCCATCAGGTCATCGCGGATCGCAAGCAGATCTGTGTCTTGCGGCGAGACCTTCGCAGGCAATACCTTCACGAGGTAGGAACGTGTCTTCCGCAGATAAGCCTTCATACCTTGCGAAGTCAAATTTTTAACTGGAATCGTCTTCCCAATGTTCGGACGTCCGTAGGTTCCCATATAGGATTCTACGAACTTGTCGATATGCTCATCAAGGGACTTCACCAGTTCATCAGTCGCCTTGTGCTGAGCAAACGAGCTTGTTTGCCAGTGATACAGCTTCACCTGATCCCGAATGTTAAAAAGAGTTCCAATGAGATTCGCGTTGCGCGTGACTCTCAACGTCTTGCCACCCCGAACCAGTCCAGTCGGAGCAGGGGGGCCTGTCAGGGGTCCAACTGATCGACGCGTACCAAGACCTGCAATCCCGACATCTTTGATTGATGGAGCGGGCGTCGGTTCCTCTGTGACAACAGGTGGTGCCATTGCTTCCGACTCGGGCGACGGGGGAGGTGAGTCCGCTTTCGGAGTATACACTCCCGATTCTGCCATGGCTTCTAATAATATCCGTTCTCCATAATCGTTCTCCGCAGCATCCCAACGAACGTTCCATTCGGCAACTTCATCAGCCGTCCAGGTGCCTTCAATCTCAGGTCTCCTCTCCATTATAGTATCAAAACAAACTATCTGAAGTCGGGATTCCACGCCTTGATGTATCCTTCTTCAAATGTCTCGGCAAGGTATGGACATAGCTTATTGCGGATGATCGCATGACCAAAATCAATAATCCAGACATGTCCATTCTTTTCCATGAAGTTATACGGAGTCACATCCTTGTAGTGAATACGATAGGTGTCCCAAAGAACCCAGAGGATCTTGTAGATATCTTCACGAACGTTGTTAGGAACATCGTTAATATCCTCGCCATACAACTCGGCTATAGAACACGCGCCCAGATCATCCATTTCGATAAACGTCTTTCCATCTGTCTTGAGAATTTGGGGAGCAACCCCAATTGAAGCAGCGATCTGCTGAAGCCTAATCTCTCTCGCCACGTCTCGTCGTGCGGTGGTTGGGAAACACTTTCTGAAGACGGCGTTTTCCATGGCGCGTTCCTCTTGCCATGCTACGTTTGAATCCATTTCCTCCCAGCTTCACGCGGACTCTGGGAAGGCTTTCTTCAATTCTTGCCTGTTCGGACAATTGATTAGCAAAAAATCGAGATGATTCGGCGGCGGATCTTGCCGATGAAAGGGGTCCAGGAGGAGGCGGAGGAATCGCTGCGGCGTTGGAAGGTTCAGGAGGAGGAGGCGGAGGAATCGCTGCGGCGTTGGAACGTTCAGGAGGAGGAGGCGGCGACACGGCGGCGTTGGAAGGTCCATCAGGCCGGGGTCCAAACTGCCAACGGATTCGCGAGAGAAACATGTAACTTGTTTCGATGTGTTTATTTATGTCCTCCAAGGTTGTGCACATGGAGATCAGCTCTACAACGATTCGGTTCCTTGCACAGAAAAATAGTTTGGGAAGTCCATCACTATCTTCCTTGGTTTCAATGTCAAGTATCAAGTGAGTTAGAAGATCCGTCTCATCGGAAGGTAGTGTAAGATTAATAGCATAAATGTCCGTTTCGGGCTTTACTTGAGGGACATCACCTATCACAACATCAAGTCCCTGACTCAGACATTTGTAGATTGGTAGTACCTCTAGAGTTTTTAGACGAACACAATCGCGACCATTGATTTTTTCTGTTGGTACAATCGCTGTGTCGTCGGCGGCGGCGGCCGCCTTGTTTCCTTCTACTGCGACCGTATACTCTCCATAACCAGCGTCCCATGGAACGACTACTAACATCCTTTTGCCATTATCAAACTTCACATCATCGCGACCCATGTAATCTAAGTATGGTCGGAAGGCTGCGCGATGTTCCTTCTTTTCAAAGAAAACACGCTCGTAAAAAATTCCGCCACGATTCTCACACCTTATACGATTGGTTATTAAGTTCGTGTAAAACCGCGGATTACGATCTGAAGCAGCGCCTTGGTCTCCGGCTGCTTCTTCACTTGTCAAGCATTCAGGGTGAGTAACGATGACATCCTTAAAAGCTCTGTCTTTCGGAAGCTGGAACGTATATGCACTGTTCAGCCATAGGTATTCAATCGGCAGCTGGATCAGAGCAATGGGAAGATCCATTTGACGGTTCGTAAAAATTAACGAAAGGATACGGTCATCGGCTTTACCCGCATTGGTTTGCTTTAGGCTTTCTTTAGACCATGAGTCCAATAGGTTTTTAGAAGGAACGCTATCCGCAAAAAACATGATGCCTCCGGATGTTTCAAAGATATACGGATCGTAACACAGTTCTCCCAAATACCTACTGCTAGCACGGGGATCACAGTTCCACCCGCGTGCCATGAAATCTACGTTAGGCGTATCAAACAACACAGGGTACTGTCTAACCTTTTCGTCGCCGTCAATGTAGAGACATCCCGTGAATGGCTTTCCCAGTTGTTTGAAAGCGGCCGCACATGATTCCACGGCACGCTTGATGAACAACGGTTTCGCATTGATGGCGGATTGGTACATGCCATTAGCTTCAAAGCCCGTGTACCGAATTGCCATATAGTTACAATTTGCCTTGCGGCAGTCTTCCTTCCAACGTGTAATCATCTGTTCAAACGTAATCGGAGCTACATAACCTCCTTTACCAGGAAGAAACTCTCCCCACTCCCCTTCTGCCTTCGCTTTTTCAATGAGTTGTTCTGTCATTGCTGCGATTTTGACCTTTGTTTCCGGTTTGTTAATGTATGTCGCCAAGAACGTCTGGCGAGCCGTTGCTGCAGCATTAAATTCTTCCTTCTCTGCAACTGTCAGTGGCCTACCTTCCCTTTTAATCGCCTCTTTTTTCTTCTTCGCAGCATTGAAGGTGGTAAAGATATTCGCAATCACTTTTTCATCACTCTCCTCATCCGCGTCTTCGCCTTCTTCGACGATCTGTTCTTCAAGCGTTTCCTTGATTTGCTCGAGGAGTACATCAGGGCATGGGCGTTGAGTATTCTTGTTAAGTCTGTCTCCGCCCCACCAATAGGTGATGACAACAAACTTACTGTCTGGATTTACAATCACGGGAACAAGTGGACCCTCGGGTGTCGGATTGTCTAGATGCATATTTATTTGAGCTAAGAACTCGGCCGCCATTATGAAGTATTCCGAAAACATTTATGTCGAACATGGCATGAGACATAACTTGATGTCGCCGAGGTTCGCAATGACATAGCGGATCATAATGAACCAGTCATTCTTCATGTGAACCTCCAGGTTGTTCGACAGGTTCGAGCACTTAGTAAAAAGAACAAGGTGAGGCAGGGAATACGTTCCACTCACAATCTCCTCAGACTCCTTCTTGGCTATGGACATCTCTGAAGCCGTATCGCCCATAGTGACAGTCTGTGATGCAAAGGGTCCCTTGCAAGAAAAGGTCAATGTGTTTCCAACATTCTTGATATCGACAGTCTTTGCCGACAACAGAGTCATGTCGCGACAGATCTTCTGGAAGTCCAGAGAAGGCATTGTGATACGAGCAGAGAACTCTGTTTCGGGCATCGTAATGTCCGAATCATCGCGATCCAGCAGATTCAGGCGATAGCGGATACGACGCTTCTTCTCACCGTTCTCCAGGGTAATACAGAGGTGATTCGACTCGGCTCTGGAGACCGAAAAGGTGATCGTATCATCGTTCGTAACCGTCTTCACAATACGGTAGAAGTGATCCGTATTCAACCCCACGTCCAGCTTCGGTGCTGAGTGATTGTACCTGTATTCCTCAAACTTATTTGCGTAAAGCCTCATGTGAGTGAGGACTGTACGGGTATTGTCCATTGCGATCATGCGGATGCCATCCTTGTCAAAGACAAGACTCATCTCCACAAGCATCGACTTAAGACCCTCGGCGAGAGTACGAATGGGCGACGTCTGAACTGTCTTGGCAACTACCAGGTCTTCGCTCATTTATGTATCCTCGAGGCTCGGTGTCTAAGTTCTTCTACGCAGTTATTCATCGGTGTAGGCGAGCAGGCAGAGTGAGAACACGCTCATACCGATCGCAAGCCAACGGAGACCTTTGATGCTCTCACCAAAGAGGAATACGCCGGAGAGTGTGACAATAATGTCGCTCATCAAGTTCCAAATGAGGTTCACAACTGTCATATCTGCATGACTCAGGGCCTTCAGAAACAGATACGGTTGAAACGCATACACAACGGTTGCGGTAGGAAATCCAACCGAATACGGGAGGGTTTTGTTACTGATCATCTTCAGGGCTCCCATCATAAAGATATCCATGAGAGCCATGACCGTTCCAAAAACAATCGGAAGCATGTCAAACTTGCCCCATTGCCAATTCACCGACTTGATTGCGACGTCAATGAAATCCTTCGCGACCGCCATTACTTCCTGGGAAGATAAGGAATTGCCAATAGACACAGCAATACAATCAACACTACGAAATCAAATGTCCCGACAATCTTCTTGTACTTGATCGGTAACTCATGAGTGCCTGGTGGTACGCCGCCGTATGGCTTGAGCCAACCTACAAAAGCTCCAAGTAAGGTTGGTCCCAGTTTATCATTACAGTCGTAGATGTAGTCGTACCAGGCCATAAAGACGTACGCAGCCATTGCCAAGACGAACCCAGCGACAACCTGATGCTGCCAAGCGTTTGAATGAGGGGCGAAATACACCAAGAGTACAAACGCCGCAAACACGAGGCACTTCTCATTAACATAGAGTGGGGTTCCAAAAAGGCCAAGACCCATTACTTATGGCGGCGGGTTTTTCCATGGGACATACGAGCTGACTTCTTACGCGAAACAATCCGACCACTCTTGTTGTACTTGAGGTCGCCCTTCGATAGGCCACCTGAAGTCTTCTGGGCGTTGCCATGCATAACCTGAGCACGAGAACCAACTGTCTTCATTTATACCTTAAAAAGATTAAATGTTGAAAAACGCTTAGGTGTTCGATACATCTCCAGATAGTCCCCCCTCCACTTAAAACTCCACTCAGAACGCGTTTCCTTGACACGATCAATGTAGTGGTAAATTGGCCTTGTCTTATCTATCGCAAACTCAGTCTTCAGAAGCCCAGAATTATGTAACCGCATTGAGAACTCGTGATCCTCTGTATCGCGAATATCTGCATATTGAATCTCACGAACAATGCTCGTACGGACAATGTTCATGGGTGAAATCGTACGATAGTAAGCCTCGGGACGCTCAAACCAGGACTGAAAGTCGATTGAATGATAAAAAAGCTTGTTAAACACACCTCTCTCATAATGGGCGCCCAAGAAAGCGGCACAGTCATAGTCAACTCCACTTGTGATCATAGGTACAAACGTCTTCAAATAGTAAGGTGCGATGATATCATCATCATCGATAAAGCAATGATACTTTCCGGTGCATCGGGAAACCAACTTGTTTCGCTTTGCTCCTAGTGTCATTTCACGGTTATCGACTTCATATAGCACTTCAACCTTGATCTCCGGACATTCTTTGACTTGTCGCATGATCTCGGTATATGCCGCTTGAAATAGCGCACGTCTCTCATATAGAGTCGGCATTAAAATACTGATATCAACCATTACTCCTAGAATGTAAAAATTGAAGTACATGCGACCGCGATTTTTCTTTCGCGGGTGGCTGTGTCGTATCCTTGAAATTAGACTCGGGTCGTCCACAAAAGATATCGTTTGTCCATTCGAAGGGAAATTCGATAACGTGTTCCCCACTGAGTTTCTGTCCGTTACTATAATGTACTAATAACTTGTCCTTCAAGTGTGGATAAATACACGCTGCCAAAAAGCTTTGATCGTATCCACATCCATTATCCTGCGGATTGGCCTTGAACATCTCGTATGTTCCTCTCATATTAATACCGATTTTCCGCATACCCCATAATCCGCCAAGTAGCACTGCTCCATGCGATTTATTATCGCGAATACCGTGTAGAGAGTACGCAGGTCTAGACATAAAATCATTGATAGCCCATCTATCCTTCCAATGAATACGACTATCGGCATCACGACTAAACATGGTCTCAACGTCTGGCTCATCGATTGCAAAGAAACGATGTATCATATTTTCAGGACCACAAACTTCAGTTTGTCGAATCACTACGTTTGAATAGTGTCCGACTTGAGTCACAAACCCGGAGTCCACGTCAGGAGCTACGTAGATGTACACCTTCCACATGGGAAAGTATGTGCCTGCCAAGTAGATGTTTTCCAGCATAGGTAATGGATAATATAGAGGATTTGGCGGACCATAAAGACAAAAGGAGAACGCGTGGACCATTACTACATAATGCCATATTTATGTGTTCATTCGCACGAGACTTCTTTGTATCACTAACGTAATGAATAGGATTGGTGTAATCACCGGAATCACGGGCCAAGATGGATCATATCTTGCAGAGCTCCTCCTTGAGAAGGGCTATACAGTAATTGGATTGATCCGTCGTTCATCTACAACGCAAACAGAACGTATTCAAGGCATTATAGAAAACCCAAAGTTAAGGCTCGTTCAAGCAGATATGGGAGACATTGCTTCTATTATGAACGCTTTTCTGTCCATACGCGAAGCAGAACACATTGAGGTGTATAATCTTGCCGCACAGTCGCAGGTTCATACATCTTTTACGCAACCTGAATACACTCTGGACGTGAACGGCGTTGGACCCTTGCGAATTCTTGAAGCAATTCGTCAGCTTGGAATTGGATTCAAAACTCGATTCTACCAAGCATCAACATCAGAATTATATGGCAAGGTACAAGAGACGCCGCAGACCGAGACAACTGCCTTTTATCCGCGGAGTCCGTATGCGATCGCAAAGCTATATGCGTATTGGATTACAAAGAACTACCGTGAGAGTTACGGCATGTATGCTTGTAATGGAATTCTCTTCAATCATGAATCCGAACGCAGGGGAGAGGACTTTGTCACTCGCAAGATCACAATGTCGATTAAGAAAATCTATGCGAATCCAGAGTTCGTTCTAAAAGTTGGTAACCTTGATGCAAAGCGCGACTGGGGGTACGCGAGGGACTATGTGTATGGAATGTGGCTGATGCTTCAACAGGATACTCCGGACGACTTCGTGTTAGCGACGGGTGAAATGCACACCGTTCGTGAATTCGCAGAGCTTTCATTCAAGTTTGCTGGTCACACAGTAACATGGTCCGGTCAAGGCGTGGATGAAGTGGGTGTCGATGAAACGGGACGTATTGTCATTCGAACGGATCCCATATTCTATCGCCCTGCTGAAGTCGAGTATCTTATTGGAGATCCCTCAAAGGCATATCGCGTTTTAGGGTGGAAGGCAGACACGTCATTTCCGGAGCTTGTTAGAAAAATGGTAGTGAGTGATCTTTCATGAAAACGTGTAGGTTGAAATAGGTTCCCCTGTCTCGCGATTGTAACACACCTTGACATTTGCATCGAGAGGTAGGTACGAAGCAAGGCAGTAGAAGGAGCTATCCACAGTGTGAATCTCGACAGCATGCTTTATCGTTTCGTAATAATGGGAGAACGGCTTATTAACAAACTGTTGAGCAAGGTCATACCACGGATGATCTTGCTGATACACGTTCATGTTAGGATCAATCGTAAGAATGTCCTTTACATCCCACTTAATGATCGGCGTCACATTGCTGGACGAAACCTGTTGAACGAAGATATACGCTTGTGATTTCACGATGGAATAGAGCGTATGTGAAGGTTCGTTATCCGGTACATGAAAATACGTATGGCGGATAGCCGGATCAAGATTGAGGTCACGATAGAAGCATGAGGGTAGATCATTCATGTCGTGGTGAGGCAATGTGTAAAAGCCCGAACGCAACACAGCTGCAAACACGTTCGGGGGTACATGAATACACTCGCCTCGATTCGTGTTTGTCGGTCGCACTACATATCCACCGTTGATCACAATGAACTTAATTGATGGATTATCAGAGTAGAAGCTCTTCAATGTTTCGAGGTTTTTTAAGAAACAAGGAATATGAATCTCGTCATATTGTAGCGAGGCATAACGAACTGCCCCGATAAGTCCAATATGATCGCCAAGACCCATATGTCCCATAAACAGAGCGATTTGTTTCGCGTATCCCTTCTTCTCGCGAATGACAGACTGTGATATATGATTGATGGCATCTTTAATGCGGAACCGCATGTCGTTCTTATTTAAGATTTCTACACATTTTTGACCATCCGGATTTTTCATGACTCGTATATCATCCTGCATAACCCAGATCGAATCATTCACTTCTAACAGTCGGTCGTAGTAGTATCGAAATGTCTTCACGGTATCCTTTAGCTCTTCGTATAAGATATCATACTCTTGCTTACAGAACGCAAGGCGTTCGGGATCTTGAATGCGTTTACATTTGATATCCAATATCGTTAGCTTGTCAACTGCCTCTCCGATTGAGACGGGTAATCTGATCATATGACCTTTATCATCGAAAAATGATCACTTGTTTTATCGCAGACCGTAAACCCGAGTGTAGTGTATAGATTCTGCGCACCCGTATTATCAATGTCAACTGTGAGAAATAGTGTATTGATGTCTACAACGCGCGCATAGTCAATCAAAAACTGCATGATGATACGACCGTAACCGCGACGATGAAACGCAGGGAGAACACAAATACCAATCCAGTTCTTCTCTTCGAAGTCGATGTGCGCATATGCAACGGGCTCGTTTTCGATCAGTCCAATCAAGCTAATAACATGTGACTTTATGCAATCAGGGATCACTCTATTTTTGAAATACCTAAAAGTAGACGGCATCTCATTACGAGCAAACGCCTCAATCAAGTCGGCGGTTCCTTCCACAATCTCGAGTGGAGACAGTGTGTTCGTTGCGTATTGGTGTATACGAGTTGCAATATATACCTGATCAAAAGCAGTGAGTGTGCTTGACGACGGAATCATGACAACTTGTTCATGGTGAAAGTCATCCGACAGTGCCTTTATTTCTTGCAAATGAGCGTGATCATGGATATCGTAAAACATCGGGCGAATATCCACACCGTACGTGGATAGTACACGGCACATGTGGTTCGAATCCCTAACGGTCGGGAGTCGCACAGCAAACATCCAAATACCTGTTGTCGTTGTTTCCGTTGGAAATAGCTTTGTATACCGACTATACACTGTTCGTTTCTGTGAAATAATTGCGTCGATATCCAACAGTTGATCATACAGCAACGCCGCCTGGAGATTCGTCATGCGATAGTTATACCCCAGAGTGTCGTAGATATATCGCTCGGATGTCATGCCGTGATGACATGTTCTATAGATAAACTCATATAACTCCTTATCTGCTGTATAGAACGCACCGCCTTCTCCCGACGTAACCATCTTGTTCGCAAAAAACGAGAGTCCGGCACACAAGGAAGCGGTACCAACTACACTGCCTTCATATTGCTCCATGAATGCCTCGCATACATCCTCCACGATGATAAGATCGGGGCGGATGCGTTTCATACGAGGAACATTCACGACATTTCCAACATTATGAACAACAACGACGGCAGCATTCGGTTCCAATGATCTGAGATACGCTTCATCTTCACACATGTTAAGCGTGTCAGGGTTTACGTCCATTACACGCAGCATATCTGCAGGATACTCGTAGAGAGCACAATTCCAAACAGCAACAAATACATAGTTAGGGACATAAATCGTCTTGAGGTATGGATACTTGAACTTGAGCGAAAGATAGAGAAGGTGTGTGGAGCTAGTCCCATTATTTGTCATAACCACGTAAGGTGTTCCAATCATGTATTGAAGCCGCAAACGAGCCTTGTTAATGAACTCACCCTGCGAACTGACCCATCCGGACTCAATTGCTTCATGTAGGCTTTTTAGGTAAGGTTTGACATTCGGGGTGTAGATGGGATATCTCATTTTGTATGACAAACAGAAAATGTAGGTGGGTTTCCACACACATTTTGTTGTGTTGTTTTCGGATTGTTGCGGAGGTCTCTAGTTGCTGTAGGCCAGTCCACCCATGCCACTCATCACGCGCAGCACGTTGTAGTTGACGGCATACACGCGGACCTGGGCCGTGCGTCCACCACGCACCGTGTTGACGGACACCGTGAGCTGGAGCGTGGCCTTGTCGATACGCGAGAAGTTGCAGGTTCCGGACGGCTGGTGCTCCTCAGGCTTGAGCGCGAAGGAGTACACGCAGATACCCACCGCCGGCGTGCGAGTGTGGTGCTGGAACGGCTGGACGCGGTTGAAGTACCGTCCCTCGCGCTCCGTGAAGCGGTCCTGTCCGTTGAGCTGGAGCTTGGCAACCTCCGTCGGCACCTTGCCCTCGCACTTAACTCCAGAGCTGAGCACCACCTTCGCGAGCAGGTAGTTCGTCGTGTCCTCGAACACCGCAGCCTGATCGTTGCCGCCCACACCGGCGTTGGTGTCGAGCCACGACGCACCACCCAGGGAGGGGCCCGTGGACATACCAACACCCGGCAGGTAGGGGCCCGAAGGTCCATCGCCCGTCGTCGTCGGGACAGTGCCGAGCTGGACCGTCGAGCCACCCGACTGGCCAGTGCCCAGGCCACCGCGGGCCAGCACGTCCATCACGATGCCCTCCGTGGAGAAGTCATCCGTGTAGTTGAACGGCTGCATGCCGTTGACCTCAGTGATGAACATCTGGTTAGGCGTGCAGTCCACGAACGAGTCGCGCTGGACGACCCACACGAGCTCCTTAACCGGGTGGTTAAAGTTCAGCTGGATCTTGTTGGAGCTCGACGTGATCGACTCGGCACCCGTGAACTGGAGCTGCTCGATCAGGTACTCGTGCGTCTGCTGGGCGAAGCGGCGGCGCTCCTCCGTGTCCAGGTAGACGTAGTCGATCCACAGCGACGCGGCCGTGAGCGACTGGATGCTCGTCGTGGCCGCCGTCGATCCAACCAGCTCGTAGTAGCAGCAGTTGATCCACTGCTCGAACTCGACGTTGATGCGCACCTCGTGGTACTGGAGAGCAATCAGCGGGATCGCCAGACCCGGGTTGCGGCAGAACCAGAACTGGAGCGGGATGTAGAGCGTCTTCGCCGGGGTGCCCGCACGCGGGGCGCACGAGTTCGTCAGCTCAGAGCCCGCGCACGACGCATCCAGCTGGTAGCCCTTGCGGTCCTTCATCAGCACCAGGTCGTGGGTGTTGCCGATCATGTCGTCGAGGGCCTGGATCGTGCCCGGGTCCTGCGACAGCTGGGTCCAGATCTGCATCCAGTCACCATACTGGCGGTCAATACGCTGACCGCCAATCTCGAGCTCGACCGTCTTGATGAGGCGGTGACCGATGTAGTTGAGCCAGCGGAAGCGGTTCAGCGTGGTCGCGACCGAGATCAGGTCGACCGCCGGCAGCACAACCTGGACATACGTGCGGTACATCAGGTCGGCGTTACGGTTGATGATGGCCGTCACGCGCTTGTTGAAGTCGGCCTGTCCGTTGAACGTCACCTCGATGGACTCCATGGCGAAGTTGGTATGACGCTTGTACAGGACCTTCCAGAACGTGATCTGGGGGTTGCCCGAGATGTAGATATCCTGCGCACCATAGCTGACGAGCTGAAGAAGACCACCACCCATATTGTTTGTTTGAATAAGAGCAAGAAAAATTATTTACAGGCTAGGGCGACGCATCAATGTGGGATGTAGTGACGTCCCTGGGTTGGGCGGTTAGGACGTGTCGTAAGGCGTCTGGCGAATGGGAAGTGATTACGCCGTTTCATCTACATGTTTGAAGGTAGCACTCGCGACACAGAGGCATATACATATCTGCACCCCCCACTACGATCTGCTGATCGCGAATGGGTACCTTTCTGCGAGTGAACAACCCGGGCGTCCCGTCGGCACACAATGTACAGAAAGCCGTCAACTTCTCAACCGTGTCGGCAAGTGGAATACAGTCAAGAATCTGACCAAACTTGGCTCGCTGATAATCACCATCAAGTCCGGCAACATACACGATCTTGCCATGATCTTCGGATGCCTTACGAACAAAGTCAACCAGACCATCGTAGAACTGTGCTTCATCGATAAGAATGACGCCGTACTGGTCACTGACAACATCAGTCAGTGACTGGACACAGCATACGCTGAAAGGCGGATTTTCCGACCGTGCTCCGGGATGTGTGATCAAAAGAACGTTAGCATGAATACTAACATACTTCAGCCCAATCTCTCGAATGCGTGTTGATTTTCCTGAAAACATAGGACCTAGAATAACGTGAACGGACATTATTTACTTACGACCACGACCCTTAAAACGTCTGCGCGTACGACGAGCTCCGATGGATCTCAGTGGTTTCCTCCATTCCGGAGGGACTGGAGATGAGCCACGGGGCGGGACGGGGACGGGAGCGGTGGGGTTTAACCTTTTCTTCGCCGCCTCGAGATCTGCATTCGTGGTGCCTGGTGGTAATTCTCCACCTACCTCACGAGGGCGACGACGGCGAGTGTGTTTGCCCATTTGTTTAACGTAGAGAATTTAAGGTTATCTACGCCTTGCTCAGCAGGTGAGCCTTCTTGGCGCGAGCACGCAGCGTGGCCTTCTTGCCGGACGACTTGAGGCCGTGGGACTTGAGAACACGCTTGAGCGCCTTCGCGGACGGACCATGAGCACGGCGAGTGTGACGACGACCACCCTGAACAGGAGCAGGAGACATTTTGTTTTAACGCAAGAAAGTTTCACAGACGAGGCTCAGTAATAAAAATGGAGCCCCTGGCGATTGGTTGCATCGTTGCTGTTGTCTTGTTTGGTGGGAGTATTGCGATCACACTCTATAAGCGCCGGCGTTTACCCTCTTATGATCCTTCATCGATACTCGACTATGCGATCCCAGGGGGGCGCGGCAATCGGGATCACGATCCAGTTGCGCTTTCATAGAGATACCATGAAGTATATATGTATTACCTAGCTGCAGGAAGTTCGAGATCTGAAAAGCCTACGTTCATGAAACTGGATGCTTCGGTAGGCGACCATGTAGCCCTTTTGTTCCCTGAGAAGAGCGTTGCAAAGTGGTTCTATGAGAGCGATATAGCCGAAAAGCCACTGATTCTATGGGCGAAAGACAACTTCATCAAGCCCGATAAGAACTTTATTGACATTGGAGCACATGTCGGGACGTATGCTTGGTCATGCGCTGCGTCTTCAAAGCATACATACGCCTTCGAATGTAACCCGAAGGTGTTCTGTTATCTTGCGGCCAATACGGTTCTTCAGGGATTGGAAAACAAGATCACTCTACACCAGACAGCATTGGGAGACAAGGAAGGAATTCTGGACTACCATATTCGTTCAGAGGATGGAGGTGGAAACGGTGTTAAAAAGCTGTCGGATACGGATGATACACTACCGACTCAGCAAGTTCGAGTTAGGACCCTTGATTCGTTCGGAATTCGAAATGTCGGCTTTCTAAAAATTGACGTCGAAGGATTTGAGAAGGAGGTGCTGATGGGTGCTCAAGAAACATTGAAGGAGAGTGGGTATCCGCCCTTTATATTCGAGAGCTGGGGAGAGTGGAAGAACGGGGCGTCTGCGATTCGCAAGGAACTGTTTGAGTACATTGAATCAACTGGGTATCGTATTACTCCAATCCAAGGGTCACAGGACATGTTTCTCGCAGCAAGGATATAAGACAATGCGAACATTCCGCAACCGTGCGGGCCGGCGCACACGTACTGAACGAAAGAAAGCCAACGCCATCAAGGAAAAGGTTGAGGAGATTAACCGGACACGAGTCGTCTACGTCCGTGAAGATGACGTAAAGACTCCCGAGGGCACAGAGCGGATCGTCGGTATGCCCGTTGGCGTAAAGGATGCACTTGCGGAAATCTGTAAGTTTAACGGGGAAGATACAATCAATTCTGATTGGTTATCTCGTGCCACACGGGCCGCCGCACTCGTCCTCTTCTTTGGAAATAAACATCAAGTAGATGCCCTTCGTGCCAAGCATCCGCATGGAAATCTTCCCATCGAAAAGGCCAAGGGATTTGCGACCATTAACTTTCATTATGGAGACGAACTGAATCTGGATGCCATATGTGCTCACGAGTCTACACGTGGAAAAGGTGTGGGCAAGGACATGCTGTCGTTCGTAGAGACAATGGCAAGAATGAACGGTAAACGGCAAGTTACGTTAGACGCCTTGCCACCGGCTATACCTTTCTACATAAAGCAGGGGTATGTCGGAAACGAAGACGATCACTTTGTGAAGGAGCTGTAAAACGTCATTTACGACTCACCTGTGTATACTACGTATGTTCGAGGACTGCAAGGTTGAGCTTCTCGATACGTTTGGTACTGACTTGACTGTTGTCAATGCGGCTCGCGTTTCACTGAATAAGCATTCGGATGAGTTTACGGAGAAGGATGCGAGGCTGATCGGATATCTCGCAGAACATGAACATACATCTCCCTTCTTCCACCCTCATCTGCGATTTCGGTTGAAAATGCCAATCTGGATGGCTCGAGAGTGGTTCCGTCATACAATCGGATTCTCTCGCAACGAAGTCTCTCGACGTTACGTAGATGAAACTCCCACCTTCCATATCCCGCAGTTCCGCACACGTGCTCCGGGCAAAAAGCAGGGGAGTAACGATGATATTCATAATGACAACGAATCGCTTCGCCTGTTCCTAGAGACGAAGTGTCAGAATGCCATTTCTTCGTATGAGCTAATGTTACGGAACAACGTTCCACCTGAGCAGGCACGGATGGTTCTTCCGCAGAATATGATGACGGAGTTTATTGAGACTGGCTCGGTAGCCGCATATGCTCGTCTCTGTCATCTTCGTATGGGCCCTGATGCGCAGGCCGAGATTCGCGATGTTGCTACACAGGTAAGTGATCTAGTTCGTTCTCGATTTCCTGTGAGTTGGACGGCGTTGACGTCTAGTTCTAGGTGATCTCCGGCCGCCGCGTCTCGTTATTCCGCCGATATGTGCAACGAGTTCTGCTTCTGTGACGGTATATGGGTCCACCAATGCCAACAGTTCGATCATTTTTATGGCCCACAATACGCATTGACCCTCACCCCCGTCTTCCCCTGTTAAATTAAGTTTTTGACCTCGTACAGGCGTACGCAATACAATGCGTGGACCAAAAAACGTCTTGAATCCTTCCAGTATGATATCTTCCCAATCTCCTGGCGGCGCGATTTGCACTGTATCATACGATTCCAGCAATATTAACTCGTATGTCCCATTGAGGGGTTGCTGAGGACGAAGAAGATACGCAATCGCGTGTGATATCCGATGATGACTGTGATACGTTTGTTGATCCTCAAACCAAAGCCCAATCAGACCCGTAATAGCAAGGCCGTTATTGAATGCGAAACGAAACGACTCATCGTTTTCACGGGTAAGCCGAGATTCAAATTTTCCATCGCCATCGCCGGCTACTCGTGTTGCGTTTGCGATGGCATGTTCTCTGTCCCAGCCGTCACTAGGTTTCCATTCATTTGACGCTTTTTCCATCGCTTCGCGGATTGTTTGTTCCCTTATCCTGTGTCCGAGGGCTTTCTCAACTCCACGCAGCCTCTCGTATTCGGGTAGATTTTGTTTGTTGAAAGCTTTGGTACTGTCGAGATTGGCTTGTTTGGTCTCTCCAGTGGCTGTGCGGAAGCTACTAAATAAAAAACTGGATATAGGTGGATCATCTTCACCCCCCAACACACGGACAATTGGGGTTGTTGCTAGCAACTTATCTATTGAAGCCGGAATGTCATACTCACGTATACGCCTGCACAATTCAACTTCCGGCGCCCCGCGCACAACTCTCGGAACGACCGCTTTCTTCGGTCTATGAGTGGCCAGATACTGTTCTCGAGCCCCCCACCATGTTATGAAGGCTGGAGAGGAGGACGCGGTGGCACGATCGACCGGTCCAACGATGGACGAACCTGCCATTCTCGATTACTTGTTGTCAATATATTACTCATCTGAACGCGACAAGTAAACGAAGCCTATTGGAATTACGATGACTGTCATCTCCTGACTAAAAATATTTCAACAATACAATGCGTCGCCAAACAAAACGGCGTCAAAAAGGAGGTGGGTGTGGGGATCCCGTAGCGTATGCAAGGTGTAAAGCAGGCGCGGGTTGGTGGTTTAAGCGTTTTACATCACTGATTCGCCCTGTCCTGCTGAAGTATATCATTGACAACCCAAATGGATCCATGTGTATGACCAATTCAGGTACGCTTTTACGACAGTTTGTCCGTGATGAAAAATCAAAACAATCTACGTGGTCTGGGCTTGTATGGAAAGCAACAGAAGACAGACAAGCAAATCTCCAGATACGATGGATTATGGATACGATCCGTACCGACAATGAGTTCCGTGTCGCATGTAGGAACGGTAACAGAGACCAAATGGTACTTATTATGGATGAGTATCTCCAGAGATTCAAAGATCACTCGTGCGATGCATTTAATAGCGAGTACTACTACGAAAGCTCGGCGGGGTGCACTCGTACATTTAGTAAATATGATATATCCTCCAATAATATGTGTCAAGATTTAGGATACAGAGTGTCGTGTAGCGATCCTCATGTCGTAGATCAGAATATTAGATCTGTTATTGAACCCGTTGCTCAAGGACTGAGCGCAGGAAGGCGGCGCCGTCGCTCTACTCTAAGACCATCCTTGGTGTGATATGCATTGCCTCAAGCTCCTGCATCCACAACTTCATCGCATACGGCAATGTCTTAATGACGAAGTCCGTCTTGTTACCACATGCGCCACACGAATAGATGCCCTCACTTGGATTGACAACCGCAAGTGTCCCGCATGTCTTACATATACCTGTCCTGAACGGGTCGGAAACATCCATCAGACGCTCCTTGGTAAACACCGAGATGCCGTGTGAAATCATACAGTCCCGCTCCATCTCGCCTACGCGCAGACCACCATCGCGAGACCGTCCCTCGCAAGGCTGACGGGTCAGTGAGACAATAGGCCCACGGGCTCGAGAATGCGACTTATCAATCACCATATGCTTCAGACGTTGGTAGAATGTGGGACCCATGAAGATCTCCGCCTCCATCATCTCACCTGTCTGGCCATTATACAGAATCTCATTGCCGTAGGGATGCAGACCCATCTCTAGCATGTGAGCCTTGAGATCCTCAACCTTCATATGGGAGTAAGGAGTTCCATCGCCTAGCGTTCCCTTACGAACACCGATCTTGCCGAAGATGTTCTCCATCAGCTGAGCAATCGTCATGCGAGACGGGACAGCGTGAGGATTCATGATGATATCCGGACGCAGGCCCGTAGACGTGAAGGGCATGTCCTCCTCCTCCATCATCATTCCAATCGTCCCCTTCTGACCGTGACGAGATGATACCTTATCACCAATCTGGGGAATACGCTCGGAGACAGTACGGACCTTGATGAACGGATACCCGTCTGAATTCTTGTCCTGCCACACACCGTCTACGCGGCACGTCTCCGAATTCTTATGCGTCGTCGAGGCATCGCGGTATGTATATCCAGCCGCATCATTGCGAAGATTAACGACCTTGCCAATCACCACATCGTTCTCATTGATCGTGGAGTGAAGGATCGGCAATCCATTCTCCGAGATCGCGGCATAGCTCGTGTTCTTGTACTTGCGAGTATTGTGCTTCTGAGGGCGCATGAACTTCTCCTCTCGACCAGACGTGACGTTCCGGTGCTCCTCGTCCTTGTACATTCCATAGTAGAGACCTCGGAAGAAGCCACGCATCACGCTGGACTTGTTCATGATCACCGAATCCTCCTGGTTGTAACCGCCGTAGCATGCGATGGCCACGATTCCGTTAAATCCGAAGGGCATCTCGTGCATCTTCAAGATATTCATAGCCCGAGTCTCTACGATCGGCCGGGCGAGAGAGCACAGAACGTAGGCGTTCTTGTCGAGACGCTTAGCAAAGTTCCCGGCGTAGATACACATCGCCTGCTTACCCATGGCCGACTGATAGGTATTACGAGGAGACTGATTGTGATCTGACAGCGGAATCGTCGACGCCATGTGACCGACGATGAGCGAGGGATGGACCTCGTAGTGCGTGTGAGACGTGACATCCTCCTTGCGAATCGCAATCCGCAAGGTCTCTGTCTCCGCCGCATCGATGTAGTCAACACACGTCTTCACCCATTCATTCCAGTTCTTACGAGCCTCACCTACCGGCTCACTCGCACCGACACGGAAGACAGGCCGAACGAAACGCCCGCCGTCCGTCTCAATAGCAATCACATCCATCAGCGTGTACCAAGCGACCGAGATATGAGGGTGGAGACGCTGAGTCTGTTTAGACTTTCGCAGCAGGGTAATCACGTTGTATGGGTCACGCGTATACCCGACGATAACTCCATTGACAGTGATCGAAGTTCCAGTGTAGACCTTCGGAACACTGATCCACTCAAGATGGCACTCCTCTTTCAGAAAGTGAAGGACCGTATTCGAAGGAACGTGCTGGGAGACAGAGGTCAGCAGGCTCATATTCTTCACAATGCCGACCGAATGACCCTCCGGGGTCTCAACCGGACACACAAACCCCCACGAAGTACCATGAAGCTTGCGAGGAGCCAGAAGCTTACCTGACTTCTCCACTGGGGTCTGAATACGACGAAGGTGAGACAGTGTGGACGCATAGGACATGCGAGCCAGCACCTGTGAAACACCGACCTTGGTCGCATTGGAGAGCGAAGTTGACGAAGAGCTCCCCAGACCCTGTACCATGAAATTTCCCGTAGCCAAAGCTTGCTTCAGCTTGCCCTCGATCGCAGAGAGCTTGAGGATCTTGTAGAGGTTGTTGATATTCAGAATGTCCATCGGTCTTGGTGTGACGACACCATCGGCATTGACAGTCTTCTTCCAGTTGTCATTGTTAACCTCCTGAACGAACTCATTGCGAGTGTCGTTACAGACCTTCTGAAACAGCTGGCGGAACAGATGCGTCAGGAGAGCACCTGTGGTCACCACCCGCTTATTCGGATAGGCATCACGATCATCCAGAGGGATTTGCTTACAGTAGGTCAGCAGGAGCCTCCGGATCATGGACGACATGAGCATTACCTTTCGCGAATTGTGGATAGGAGGATTGAACGTCTCACCTGCGAACCGGACGTGGGGAAGGAACTCAGTTGTCAGAAGCTGGCGAACGTATGCGCACTTATCCTCTTGGTTCGTGCCATACTGCAGATGGTTGGTCAGGTACTGAATTGCCTCGTCCTGTGTAAAGACATTGATCTCGGATGCGTCCTTGAACGAAGCAGCCAAGAGTTCGGCGTGATTCTCAGTCTCTGAACCCCAGATCAGGCGAGCAATTGCCTTGTCAGAGACGACACCGAGAGCACGGTAGAAGATCACAACCGGAACGTCCTCGCGAAATCGAGGAACACATGCGGTCAGTGGATTTCCGTGTCCATTGAACTTGGAGCTCAGGCGAATCTCCAGCTTCTTTGGAGGCATCGTGAAGGACTCGTGAAGCGACTTGATCTCCACCGAGTAGAGGTGCTTTGAGGTCGTCTTCTTGTTCTGAAAGATCATGATGCGATTGTCAGCCACCTTCTCCTGGCACAGGATTGTACGCTCAGATCCGTGAATGATGAAGTAGCCCAGAGGGTCGTGGGCACACTCGCCATACTCTGCAAGGCTCATAGGGTAATCCTTTAGAAGGCACAGACTAGAACCGAGCATAACGGGAAGCTTGCCCAGGCTGATCCCCTCAAATACACGGGACTCCTCGTCGAACGTATCGAGGTTAGGTCCCTTGTAGGTGCGAGCAACAAATCGGATATCAACGTACATCTGTGCAGAATACGTAAAGTTGCGAATGCGTGCCTCCATGGGAAGCATAGGCTTCACGCGGCCCGTAGCCTCTTGGATGCGCGGCTTGAGGTAGGAGACGTTCTCAAACGTGAGCCGGAACTCATACTTGTACTTCTTGAGCCTCTCATCTTGCTCATGCCAAACAGTGATGGGTGGAGTCGACTGAATAATGAGCGGGAGCTTAGCACGAACGAAATCCTCGTAGGAGTCCACTTGGTGATCAACGAGGCGGCGGACACCATTTGAGAAGTATGAATTTACGGCATCCCAGGGTGTGGTCATGGTATCTATTTGGGGTGACCTTCCATGTAAATATATCTATCCGTTTTGAACAAGAGCAATGTCAGGTGTAAAAATACAAAAAGTGGGCGGGGAATCCGTTCCAGTCAAGGCAGCTGGATTTACTCGCCGAGGAATGAAGACGTTCCCTCGGAGTGCTATGAGGGGTTCAAGGCCTCATCGGTCAGCTCGAGGTCCAGACAAGTTGACGAAAGGAATTGAAGGTGTGAAGGATCCCGCAAGGCCGCCGCCCCTTAAGAAGTCTAACCGCGGTACGCTTCGCATCATGACGGAAGAAGGCGTGAAGCAACGGCGAAAGACAATCAAGCAGAAGGTAAGAAGTATGAGCGACCAAGATGTCCGCAAGACTCTTGAGAAATCTAAAATTAGCGTGGGCACCACCACCCCTTCGCACATTGTTCGCGAGATCCTTGAAGGCGGTATGGAGGCTGGGATGATTGTCGCTAAGTAAAGTAATGACGTCCGTTTGGGGCCCTCTTGGTTGGATGACACTACACTCGGCGTCCTCGTGCTACCCCGATAGTCCAACGCCCACTGAAGTTACCTTGATGTCAACGTGGTTAGATATGTTTCAGTCGACGATCACCTGTCCCTCATGTAAGGAGCACTTCGGTACGGCCCTCGCAGGATACCGTCAGAAGTTCCCTACATTTCTCGCCTCACGCAGAGACTTTATGATGTTCGCTTTTCGTGTACATAACTCGGTGAACAATCGGCTTCATAAACCGGTCTACCTAACAATCGAAGACTGCTTCAGGGTTTTACGCGAAAATGTAAAGGGACGTTCTGCTCGTGAATACCGTATCGCGTATCTTAACCACATTCGGCGCTTCTGGAAAACTATGCAAGATACGTCAGGCTTGACATCCTTGAAGAAGATTAACGAAATGACAAAAATTGAGGTCAGTTATTTCCAGACTCACGACAATAACTTTGAAGTCATCATCCCTGAAGATACGACCTTCTTACCTCCCGCTTCACTGACCAACGAACCCATCGAACACCGTGTCGTAGCCATGAGACAACAGCCTCGCGTTGGACTTGTAGGTGGTCGTTTTCGGTTGCGGTGAAATAAGTCGCCGTAAAGACAATGGGTTGTCCGTTTAGAAACATCTTTGGAGCTCCGGAAACTGGAGCACATTCCTATCGTTTCATGGGCCTTGCTGTAGTCGACACTGCTTTAACGATCTTCATTGCCTGGTTCTCGTCGTGGTGGATTGGAGGAGGGACGTTCTTGGAATATCTCGCCGTGTGGTTTGTGATAGGAGAAGTCCTCCATTATCTGTTCGGAGTGGAGACAGCTGTCATCAAGGCGTTAGGGATACCGATACAATGCGAGTAGGCGGACGAGCAGGATCCCATGGCAGGGAAATATACGGGTCGGTTTCCCATGTATATGCCTTCATCCACATAGGCCTAGAATCGGGCCCTTCTTTGTACAGCTCATCTGGAAACGCCGGTGTACCCGGATACGAATGAGATGGAAGAATAAATGCCAGTTGCTCGTCGATTCCAAAGGGTGGCTCAGGATGATCCCATGTAAAGGTCTCTGTTCGCTCGAACTCTTTCAGAGTCTGCATGAGAGGAGCCTCGGCATACGGATAAAACCAACACCAATCCAGAACTTCAGACGTTTCGAAATAATGAACTGTCCACTCATACGTCTTCCAGAATGCATACACAACCTTTGACCAGTCAAGAACACCGTCCATCAGATGAATACCTACGCGCGATTCCAACGCATGACCATCGAGTGAGACAATTCTGCGAATATGATCCTTAGCCCTTGCTGTGAGGATCTTGTTCTCTTCGGCCTCGATGGTGTCAAGGTTTGGTTTGTTCAGGTAGTGAAGAGCGCGATTGTATCCATCTTCTCGCAAGGAGAACATGGCAATTGTGGGCATGAAATCGTTACCGAAATTCATAATACACATTCTCACCCACGTCTCAGGTTCAATAGGTAGAGCTGATTTGAGAGCGTTAACGCTAAATGTCGCAAATCCATCCTCCGGTTTCTCTCGAAGAAGTTTGATGTTTCCTAAGAAGGACTGAGCAACTGAAATTAGAACGAGATCAGCATCGAGACCGTAGATGACAATTTCCTTGCGATTCTCTCGCTTGATTGTTCGCAACCACCTAAAGATTTTGTGTTCGCCTTCTCCTCGTTCATCTGTTCCTGACAATTCACACTGAGGAAAGACCATCCGCAACGCTTCCTCAAGTTCATACATGTACTGTGTTCCTGGCGAAATCTGGTGCTTGTCAAACTGAGCATCTGCCTCAGGCTCTCGCATGCGCCGATACCTCTGTTGAACAATCTTGGCATAGGGTACAAGACCGTCGAAAGCGATCAAGACCTTCTTAGCACGAACGGTGTCGCGCAAAAAGTTCCGAAGAGCAACGACTACACTGCCAACTGGATTTTCCGGTCGAAGATACTTGTGGATGAAGGAATTGAAATCGAGTCCAAGAACATCGCATTCAATAGGCGCGTTCCCGGTATCTTGTTGAATATGTTTGTGTGTGCGAAGGAGAGATGCTACGTAATACGGTATACCCATACTGGTGTTGGTGTCAATTGTGAAAACGAATTTGATTTGACGAATCCAACTTGAATCAAGATGTCTACCTGCCCCATCTGTTCAACGATGATGACGACTCATGCCGCATACGGACTGAAGAGAGTTTCCGCCTGTCGTATGTGCGACGAAGAGGTCTGTCCCGAGTGCTATCACGGAATGCGGTATACCTGCAAGATCTTTGCGATCGAGAAGGAGAAGTTCGAATGTGTCTTCTGCAAGAGCCTGGATTACCGGTACTTCATGTACAAGCCCATGTATGAAGCAACAGGGGAGTTCATGTGTTCTGAATGTGCCGAGGTAATTCTGAACAAGTAAATAAATGTGGCTCTGGATTGTCCTTCTGTCACTCATCATTCTCATCATGTACTTTTTACTTCCTACCCCCAAGCCTAGCTGTTCTACATGTCCGAACAAGAAATCTCATGGAGTAGAATAATGGGTGAGCATACCGACGACGCGAAGATCAACTCGTTTCTGAAGGGGGGAAAGAAACGCAAATCCACTCGTCGTAAGTACCGTCGCGCATCTAGATTGCGCAAGCGGAATGCGACTGTGTTAAGAAAACATGTTTCTAAAGACTAATGGCAAGATCCCGAAAGAACCTTTGGATGTGGGGTGTTCTCGCAGCCGTCATTATATTCCTTTTCATGTCAATGGGCGGCAGTTCGTATTCCATGAGTCTTGACAAGGGCATTCGCTGTCCTGGTGGAGATATGGGTCAACGCGATGCCGGATGCCCTTCCGGGAAGGTATATTGTAAGGATGTCGGATGTATCGCTGGTCTGACACCGGAAGGATGCCCTGCAGACCAGTTTTACTGTCCTGGTGTTGGATGTGTTTCGGGTAGAGACAAGTGTAAGCCTGCGTCTGTAGGTGGACCGTCAGCAGTCTTTTCTAAAGAGACATTCGACATGCCGTCTGGTCAGCGGGTCGCCAAGGCATGTCCGGATGGAAGCCGTAGCACAGATGGAAAGTGCCTCATGGACTTTTAAGCAAGGCGACCCAGCGGAGCCTGACGAAGAATCATCTGAGTCTTGAATGATTTAGCATCAAAATACTCACACACTACCTCCTGAACAACCTCAGGGTCAAAGTCCTTGCAGGAGAACACGTCCAGATACATGGAATTGTTCTCTTCCACAAAGTGAGCGCAGATATTGGACGTCTCGATCAGCTGGACGAGTGTGTATCCCTTCTTGTTGCCCGTGCCAAACATAACGATATGCGGATTTCCGTACGCAACCATATCGATGCGCTTGACAAGGTCCTTTGCGAAGTTACCGATTACAATCGGACATCCAATCATCTTCGGAGAACATCCGGCTGCATCGAGAATGAGGTGCTTTCCCCAGGTCGTGATCGTCATATGGTATAGTTCACCGGCGTTTCTTTAAACTTTTACGACCACGACCCTTGTGGGCGATGCCGCGGGATACATCGCGGCGGGTTTGTTTACCGAAACCAGGATGCTTGGGTGGAAGCCCGCGACGGTCCTTCGGTTGTCTTGGAGGCGGTCTCGTGGGTTCTGAATGATGGGCATCCATGTCTGCCCAGAACGCAGCTGCGTCGCGATCGGCACCGCCACGACGCCGGCGAGTACGTCTACCTCCTTCTTCGGGCCCCACCCCCCGTTCCTCTGGCCTCATCGGTCGTATTGCCGTCCCTCTTAATCTCGGATCGAGTTGATGTTTCAATCCATTCAAGATCCGCATGATGTCCGTCTTTTCCACGGGAGGATTTTTCAGAAGCTGTTGGTCGGCTAGAGGTATTTGGTCTCCTGCCTCTAGAAGACGTTCGTAATTCTCGTTAGTCATTAGGTCCTCCCATTCTAAGCCAAACATCCGATTTACTTCAGCTAATGTAAGTGGTCCCCTTGACATTTACATTCTAGCAATAAAAACAATGAAGAACGTCGGATTGAACAAACTACCGGTTGTCAAAGGACATATCGTCAACTTAACTGTCAACCTGGTTGCCATTGCTATTTTTTACGTGTTCTTAGGCGGCCTACTGTCATGGTCGATGTGGTATGTGTTTCCCGATTTTGACAAAGAATGGGAGAAGCAATCACTGATCTACAAGACGTTTGACGTTGCGGCAGAAATCTCTATAATTATCATCGTTGCGTTCTGGATGACATACTTTGTTCATTCATGGGTTCCTATTCTGCCAGTCACGAGTCAGCTCGAGGGGTATATTGAGTCCTTTGGCGGTCAAATGATCTTTGTCTATGCCGTATTTGTATTTCTCTCAAACCTCGATGATAAACTCAAGTGCGTATACCACACTGCATTCGGCACAAAGGAATCTTCATGAATGACGGAATATAGAAGTGGTGATATCGTCTAGTGGTTAGGACATGGGACTTTGAATCCCGGAACCTCGGTTCGATTCCGAGTTTCACCAAAAAATCCTCTCGCAGAATAACTAAACAACAAAATGTGGATGAAGCTTCTGTTCCACGCTGCCCTGTTCTATGCGTTTATCCCCGGCGTGCTCGTCCGTCTCCCCCCGGGTGGAACGACGATGACAGTGAACCTCACGCACGCCGTTCTCTTTGCCGTCGTCTGCCGCCTCGCCTGGAGCCAGGTGTTCCCCCGCCGCTAGGCTAAAATGGATTTGTTTAGCTTAGAAATCTAGAAATACCCCCAAACAAAATGCCTTCCACTCACCACTGCATCGTCATCGACTGCGACATCGAAGTCGACGACGAGAACATGATCTGCCCCAACCACGCCTGGTGCCCCGGCTGCGACATCGAGATCTTCGGGATCGAGTGGTGTACCAACTGCTGGCTCGACCGCCACGGGTTCGAGTCGCCTAATGTATCCCCGGGCATTTGCTGGGACTGTGGAGTCCAGATGCCCTCGCCAGAGGACGAGACGTGCTACAAGTGTTACGCTGCACGCACCATTCAGATCTGGTGGCGCAAGTGAATCGCGCAAAATGGATTTGACAACAACAAAACTTTTTACATTGGGTCAAAATGCTTAACTACACACAACTCGGTTTCACTCTCGAGCAGAACGTCCACCTCCAAGATGCTGAGTTCATCCTCGAGCGCGAGTGTCTCTGGGACTGGCTGAAGAACGCCGACTTGGGCGATCTCGACGCAAATGAGATGTCCATCATCGGTCATCACATGAAGATCCGTCACACGGAGACATCCTTCATCGACACGATGAAGGTCATGCAGCAACTCGCAAAGTTGGGGGTTGACGAGTTCTTCACCATGTACCTTGGCCAGATCATTGGGCCTGAGTATAAAGCTAAGGAGGTTGTTCAGCGTACGCCGGAGATGGACCAGAAGGTTCTGGCGGCATACAAGAAGCTCGGGCCGTTCCAGAAGGCCCCGCCGTGGATCACGGAGTACATCACACTCTACCCCGGGATCGTCAACCCTGTGTGAAGATGTGGTTGACTGCAGGGTGTTTCTGAAACTGCGCCAAATTCGTCCAAGCAAGATGCTCTCGGAACTGTCGTTCATTAGGGTGAAGCGGAAACTCCCGAGGGTAACAACTTTTTAAATCCTGAAACGCCTCTGCCTCATTGAGCGCATTCTGTTGTCGTAGAAACATCAGAATCTGATCAAGCTTATTCCTTTTTTGCTCATCATTCAGCTGCTTAAAGTTGACGTAAAACTGCTCCATACTTTCAATGAGTATGTTCAGTGTAAGTAATGGAGGTCACCCCACGACCTGTCATTGAGGTTGATGACCTAGTGAAACATAATTGGCCTAAAATTGACTGGTATTTTATGACCAGTGAACGTTTTGAATTGATCGTTGAAATGTTCCGCCAAACACAGCGAAATTTACTCATTGCTCATGGCGTTCTGGGGGAAGCCAACGATCCCGATCCAACCGAAAAGTATTACATCTTCTTTTGCTTGCGATGACGACTAGCCCTGCTCATGCGACGACGAGAACGGGAACGGCGGTGGCGCCGGCCAGTGCCGGCTTGGCCGCGGGACACCCAATTTTCGTTAGGAGCGGATTCCTTCAACAGCGCTAAGCTTACGCGCCATTCTGCCGCGAGCGGCTGAGGATCAAGCACAACTCCGGTCTCAGTAACCTCAATAACCTTTCCGTCGGGGTACTCCTTGTAATAGCGATTTTCCGTGGGCATTTATATGAAAGGACTAAAAAAAATAGTCCCAGAGGAAATTGACTATCCGGCCAAAATGGATTTATTCTCATCAGAAAATGAGAAAAGCCCCCAATGTCGTCCATCATGTCTACCCCCCAGCACACTTTCTTCTGCTCCAACGACGAGTGCGGCAACGTCGCTGCATGGGAGGGCGGCCTCTGCATGTCCTGCCCAGACCCCGACGCGGCGGGCTGGATGCTCTGTCGCCGCTGCGAGGAGTACTGTGAGCTCGACGACTTTCCGTCGCTCGACGTCGAGATCTGCCGCCAGTGTGCCACCTGCTGCGAGGCCGCACCACCTGGCTGCGAGGACTGTGGCGAGGAGTATTCCGTTGGTCTCGGACTGGACCCGACGCGATGCCCTCGCTGCGTCCTGTCGGCACATTACCCGTGTATGGGTGACCGCAGCTCCGTGACGTCTCCGATTCCGGAGCCGCCTGCGGTGATTCGCGGGCCCCTCTACTACTCCGAATCCATATCCATCTGTGACGAGTGCGACAGAAGTGAGCGTGGCTACGACGAGGACTGTACGTATCCACCGCCCGCCGAGTCGCTCGAGGACTCGCTCGAGGCCATCGCGCGCATCAAGGAGAAGATGGAGACCTTCCTGACTCTGAGTCAGCGAATGCATTGGGAACGCCTACTCAAGTTCCGCGAGGACGAACTTGCCGAGAACGAGGCGGATCGGCAGGCGGGCTACGACCTTGACGACCTCCGCAAGATGGACATCCAGAACCGAAGCGGCTTCTGAGCGGGACGGTCTCTACAAAAAAACTTTTTACATTTGGGGAAAATGAATTTACACCCGAAGATGAGAATGGCAAGTATAATGCTTCCCACTCTCATCTCCAACAATGACTATGTCGATCTCATGGCCGCCGAGGAGCGGGGCAACCGTTTCCGCGAGTCCCTCATGTCGGATGTACTTCGTGACATCCACGACCTCTTCATAAATGCGAACGTTGTCACCCACTTCCGCCGCGCGTTGTTCAATGGTCGCCAAGCGGTTGTGAATCTTCAGATTCCTAGGTGGCGGCACAGTAACAATGTGGAATCCGATGAGGAGATCGACATTCACCAGCTCCTTCTTGATGGAGACGGGTACAATCTCCTTGCCGATCGTCTGGACCATATCCGTCTCGCCTACAATATTGACAATGACACGATTTACTTCAAGCTCACGTTTATTACAGAGGTTGATTAGTCGTCCACACCCTCGGGTGTACGCGACGGTTCGACATGATCTAAATTCACCCATTCCTCCCCTACCGGGGCAATCTCTCCTAGAATCGGCTCCCCCATGGCGTTAGTTTCGACATAATACGTACCGAACTTTTTGAAGTATTTCTTGGCACCGCCACGCTTTTTTGCAGTACGACGTTTCAGTGTTTTCCTCGGCATGGGAAATGGATTTACTATTGGCACGGGGTTTTTATTTATGACGACACCAGGAGATTTCAGCACACTTGACTTCTCCGTTCAAGAGAAGGAGCTTCTAACTGCACTTTACTCCGCGGTCACGGAGCTAAACTACTGGGAGTATATGAAGGGAGAGCCTTCCGGAGGGAACTTTACGTATACTCCCGACATTCAGTTCAGACAGGTTATGGCAAAGGTTGGGACGGGTTATGACCATATCATGATCGGCGTATGTGCTCGCATCATCCAGAGGATCGCGCGGACTGGTTGGAAGGAGTGGGAGCCCATCACGAGCAAACGGACTGAGTTTCTTGCTCTTCCAAACGACATGACACTTACTCAGCAGTTCAGGGCTATTGCCGAGCATCAGAATACGAGGATGACATACGCAGAGATGCGTGAGCGTTTCGGTTAAACAATCCTTGTTGTTCAAATACAATGAGCCGTCTCGAGTTTATGGTTCAACCACCTGCTTGGTTCTATTCGCGAATCCTAGTGGGAGCCGGACGAATGCTCACACCCAGCTTTGTAGCAAAAAATAACATCACTCACGTAATTAACTGTGCGTTTCCTCAAGACTCCCCGGGCTGGTTTCAGCGTACGTACCGGTCTCGGTATATATGCTTGGGAGCCGTTGATGACATCAATGCCAATATTTTACGTTGGTATCCCGCCTTTGAGAATGTGATGTCTCGGATGTTGCGGGAAGGAACGGGCACTGTTTTTGTCCATTGTCAGTGCGGAATCAATCGCTCTGCCTTTTTGAGCCTAACCTATATTGCTAAGAACTTTGGTTTCGAGTATGAAGAAGCTGTCAAGATCCTGAAGAGACAACGTCCGTGTATGTTTACAAATTCAGTCTACATGAAACAAACGAGAGAATTTGTAAATGGATGTGTTCAGAGTGAGAAAGATTCGAGAGTCGAACGCATCGGGGACATCGATGGGGACACTGGACTCAGTTCATCAGGAGCTTGTGCAAGGGATGAAGGAAACCAAGACAAAACAGAACGAACTCACGGACTCATTAAAAGCCCTCCAGCAACAGAGACTGTTACTTGATTCCTCTGCAGAACTCAAAAATATTGTCAAGTGTTCACAACTCGATTCGCAGATTCGCGAGATAGAACAGGAACTAGCACAAACAAATCCGGTCGAAGAATACTATGTGAAAAACATGGATATTTTGATCGATTACTATGGAAAGCAAGATGCAACACATATTTCTGCTCCTGCTCCCAAAGAGGCGAATACGTTCCTCAAGTTCTTTGTCGCGAATGTGCCGACAGTGGACACTGGGTTATCGAAGAAGCAGATGTTCGATGAATTTGTATCGCGTATGAAACTGAGCAATGGACCTGAGGCTACACAACTGCTGACGGAACACTGTACTGCGTGTAATGTAGCTCGTGAAGAAATCAGTTCTGAAGGAATTCTGGTTTGTCCGTCATGTGGTTCGGAAGAGTACGCATTGGTTGTGTCTGACTTTCCGAGTTTTCGTGATCCTCCTAAGGAGCGAAACAATTACGCGTACAAGAAGATCAATCATCTCAATGAGATTCTCAACCAGTTTCAAGCAAAGGAGTCTACGATCATTCCCGAAGAGGTCATGAATGAAGTGGTGATGGAAATCAAGAAACGCAGAATCGACAACATTGCCGATCTGTCAGAGGAGGATATTCGACAGATACTCAAGAAACTCAATCGGTCAAAGTACTATGAACATCGTGCTCATATTCTGAGTCGTCTTAATGGTAACCCCCCTCCTACCATCACGGCCGAAATTGAAGAGAAGATACGTGCCATGTTCCAGGAGATTCAGGCTCCGTTCCTGCTGTACTGCCCCAACGACCGCACGAACTTTTTGAGCTACAGCTACATTCTGTACAAGTTTATGGAACTTCTTGACATGGACGAATACCTACCCTATTTCCCGCTCTTAAAATCACGCGACCGCTTGATCGCACATGACCAAATCTGGTCAAAGATTTGTGAGTATTTACATTGGCAATTTATCCGTTCTGTCTAGCCGATGACGATTTATTCAGAGTCTATGATAATGGCAAGAAGGCCTGATTTTATGGTTACCGCTCTCGCTACAACCAATTGTTCAGGTTGTGTTTTAACTCCTGATGGACAATCGCTTATTTTTACGACTGGCCACGAGGTACGTCGGGTTCCAGTGGGTGGAGGCGCCAGTGTTCAGATAGCAGGAAGGTTGGGAGAGGGCGGTGAGGACGGCTTAGTCACGACGCCGGCGCGCTTCAGGTGGCCTCGAGGCGTTGTCATCAGAGAGGACGGCTCCATCTTCGTCGCAGACGACGGCAACCACCGCATCCGCATGATCTCGCCGGCGGGCGCCGTCACTACCTTCGCCGGCAGCGGCGAGGAGGGTGGAGCCGACGGCGTCGGCATCGCGGCGAGCTTCAGATACCCTTCCGGCCTAACCCTCGGACCGGGCGGCGTCCTGTATGTGTCTGAGAGCCATCGCGTCCGCATGATCTCGCCGGCAGGCGCCGTCACGACGCTCGCGGGCAACAGGGTCCAGGGCTTCGCCGACGGCAGGGGCACCGAGGCGAGCTTCAACTACCCTACCGGCATCGCCGTGGACGCCAAGGGAGTCGTCTTCGTCGCGGACTCCGAGAACCACTGTATCCGCCGCATCACGAACGGCGTCGTCGACACGCTCGCGGGCAACGGTACGTTTGGCTCACGCGACGGCGTGAATGCGGCGGCGCGCTTCAACCACCCGCGCGGCATCGCCTTCGACCCCACCACGGGCAACCTCCTCGTGACCGACGTCGGCAACCAGCGGATCCGTAGTGTCGATCCTCGTACCAGAACTGTCACCACACTCCCCATCGGTGGCGGTGCTGCGCAGCGGCCACCTATTGGTGCTCCTCCATCAGATGCCGCGGGGCTCAATCTTACTAGCTTATCGGCGATTACAGTGGACCGCAACGGTACTCTCTATCTTGGAATGTATGGAGGTATTGTGCGTATCGACAATGTCAGAAGGATACGAGAACATGGTCGTGATTCAAGAAATGCCCTGCTTGCCGGGTTACTTCCTGACCCAAGACGACCGCTGGATGAAAAGAGAGCTGAAGCCGATGCCCCCATCGATCCCGATAGAGCTGTAAACAGAGTGCGCGAGTCTGGAGTTCTTACTGCAGGTGTAGGTCCATTCTTAAGTGGGGTTGAGCCGGTGTCAGGTCAAACTCAGGATATGAGATCGGTGCTCGGTTTTTTGGGAGATCAGCATACCGGACGGATACCGATGGGGTCTCGATTTACTGCGCCGCCACGTCCGTTGCCGGCAGCCGCACCTCCGTCGGGTGGTCGGAGTAGAAAAACAAGACGTCGCATGAAGAACCCATGTTGGAAGGGCTACACGGCATATGGTATGAAGAAAGGAGGTCCTAACTGTGTCCCCATCAAGTCCCGTCGTCAGCGGCGACGCGAGTAACGGCGACGGCGACGTACCTTGCGGCTCCGACGTCTACGACGCCCACCTGCAGGGTCTTGTGCGTCTAATCTTGTAACATTTTCGGGCCCAGGCAAGATATAGTCTGGACTGCGTACTACGAGTCCAGCAGGAAGCGGTTGGTCAAGCGCAACGACCGGGTTACGTGGGCTGTGAACCCCGTTCTGATTCGGAATGATTGTTCCTACAATATGGTAGTCCTTTCCACCCTTCGTTATATGAACAATTACGCGGTCACCTACCTTCAACGGTTCGGCAGCATTGATTAACTCGGAAGGGTCTTGCGACATTATTAATCGTAGAGGTTATCTTTAGGAATGCGAATTCGAAGTTTCCCCGAATCCGAAATAGCCACATCCTGGGGAACATGACCTCCCGAATGGAAGAAGTGAATCTGATCCAAATCACCCATCTCTCTCACTCGATTACGAAACCACAGTCGTATGAGTTCAAGCGGACGCCGAATTTTACCGGGTGGAGGACGAGCAACTGCTCCTGCCTCCACTAACAGTAACATCAGATGAGGCGATTCCTTGTCATTGAGACAGGCTCGTATAAAGTCGGGAAGTAAATGAGGCATCAATGAGTGGATGCGTTTGAGACGCAGCCACGCACTCATGAGGTTCTCTTCCTGAACACTTGAAGGACGCATGAAGGTATCGTGAACAAATGCGGAGCACATAGAACACTGCGACATTTAAAAATTGTCTTTTTTAGACCTGGCGAATTCGTTTTCGCCTACTTCCCCTTGGACATATTCGCCCTGAGAACGCAAGTCATCGCATACTCTACGGCGGCCTCGAGTTCAGGGTGTTCGAGGATCCCGTCGAAGTGGCGCCAGGTAGACCCGAGACGCTGGGCGATGGCCTCGTCAAACACACATGACTGCAGGTTCTGGCGTTGATTCCTGAGGTCCCGGCGCTTGAGAGCAATGCGGAAGTATCGCATCCTCGACTCGCGAGCCTCCTCCTCATTGAGCTTGTTCCAGCGGGTCGCGTCCGCCGTGAACGCGGCAAGCCCGTGCCGGACGAGGTACTGCACGATGCGGTATTCCTCGGTGTCACTCCCTCCGCTTCCCCCCAAGGATTCGCGGCTTGCCTGGATCTCGCTGAGGAGCACGTGGTCAACATCCTTTTCATCGGGATCGAACAGGCGCTCCATCGCGTAGGGGTGCCAGAGAGCGGCCTTAACGAAGCCCGCAAACCGCTCAGAATCTCTGCTGCTGAACTTAAGCCCCATGAAGAATTCGTAGGACGCATCCCCGATGTTCTCGTTCTCGGCGATAAACCGCCACAGATCGTCACCTGTGCGCAAAGGCCTGGGCTTGGCCGTCCTGCGGTATTCCAGGACCTTCTCGGAGAACTTGTCGAGCCCCTTGATCGCGATCTCCTGCATCGTCCTCATGACCCACGCATGAGAGGTTCCGGAGTGACCCTCGTACTTAATGTTGCGGTCGATCTTGCGAACGTCCGGTTGTTGCGTCCACGAGAACCCCTTGGGGTCGTTGAACTCGCGAAGGATGGTCCAGCCTCCATCCGTAGTGTTCACTGCCTGAGTGGCGTCCCGGAGCATGTCGATCTCGTTAATGGTGTAACCGAGCGTCGCGTAGTCAAAGTCGTTGGAAGGAGTATTCATTTTCAGCACTGAAATACGGTTGTCAAACGATATGTAAATCCATTTTAGACGAACGTGCTTACAAGGAAGTTATTCGCGAGGTGCGATGCCACAACGGCTACAGCACCCAATACTCCAGCGCCCTGCCACGATAAAATTCCGCCCGACGTATAGGCATTCGGCACATACTTCAGAATGAGATCGCGAGGTGCAGATAGAGACAGTGCAACGGTCACAAGAAAGAACGACACATACAATGTGAGGTTGGCCCACATGAGGCGCATCATGGGTAAACTCGGCTTAAACGACGGTGTCATCTGTGTACGAGGGTGGTGATCAGAACCTGCCATACCGGGCATGGGTCCGGCAGATTGAGGGCCCTGGGGCGACGGCAAAAGAGCATCGAGCGGAGTGGCGTCAGAGTCCATTGTTTATGAGGAAGACGGGATTTCACATGTGGCGTCTTCCACGCGATACGAGTAACATTTTCCATCTACTTTGTTCGTCTTTGTTTGAACTTCAGTCAGTGGAAGAGCAAGTGTGCGATAGCTATCGTAATTACGGTGAAACAGCAGTACAGAGATTCCCAAGCCGATCACGAATGAAAAGAAGGCCGAGGCTCGTTCAAGACCCTGTGTGATATTGATCATTGCTTAACAGCGAGAAGATTGAAAGAGTCTGAATTGTCTCCACACGGCACCTCGACCGAATTCACACGAATGCATCCCGTGTCCGTGTGAAACACACCGGTATCGTGGGGTGTAGGGACAGTGACTTCTTTACGAGTGGGCGGTGTGATAACGCATGAAATAAGCATACCCACAATGACCCCCGCAATGACCCAGAGAGCTTGTATCATTATACACTCTTGGGTTGTTTTTCTAAGTATGAAAAGATAGCTAGGGCAACTGGTGTTGTGATTAATCCAGAGTACGGGATGAAGATCGCAAGTGCAGTCAATACGTAGGCGGTCATGATATGGTTTTTCATTACCAACGCACGGTATGTAGCTGCGATACTGAATACCCAGAGGACCGCTAGGATGATTGTGACGATAATGCCTCCTCCTTTTGTAAGAAAGCTAATGGTAGTTGAACTCACGCTTGACGATACCGATGATGTTGGTGTTGTTGCAGGGGACTTGCCGGCAGTAAGTGTCTGGCCCTCAGGAACCATCACGGTTTTCTCGTTTCCTTTTTCATCAATGATATTGACTGTCAAACGCCGTCCCTCAATGATGTTCGCCGGCGAATTCTGTCGAGCAATCTTCGTTTGAAGTGTAGTCGCTTCAAGGTTTGCCGTCTGGGCTGCGATACAGTTCACGTCATTCGCATTTCCCTGGCAATTTGCGATTGCCTGTGTTTTTATATCTGCCTTATCGTCATCCGATAAGTTTGCGACAGTGTTAAACAGTGCCACGGCAGGCATCAGGCTTGAATTTGCGACTAAGTTGATGGACCCATTCTTGATTTGTTTTTGAATACTTTCCGTAATGTCCGTGGCCTGAGTCTCGTCGCCCCATGTTGCTTGTTTGATTGTCACGCTCATTGTTAGTTAGCAAATACGAAATTCGCGAGACCACTTGTGATGCGTAAAAAGTTGATCGCTTCTACGTAGACGCCTACGTCGTACGTATAAGCAAAGATGACATTGTCTCCGTTTGTGTTGACAACAATAGTCACAAGCTCCGAGGGATCATACAGAGGACACTGGTCGGTCGGAATGATAACAGGGTTGGGACTGAATACGCTTGATTTCAGAACAGTCTGAACCTGCTGCGACTGAATACCAGCTGCCGTCGGAATTGGTTGCTGTAGTGTCAATCTGAGAATTGTCTTGTTAAACATGCTGGCATTGAGTGCGCCGCTTGGCTGATACATGTCGTTATTGAGGGCAAAGGAATACTGATAGACACCTGGAAGACCAGGAGCCTCTCCTGTTGTGTGCTTGTACATCTGAATCAATGAAAAGTAGCTGACCGGTTTTATAGAAAATCGTTCTTTGCCATCAAGCAGAATGAGACCGTCAATGACCGGATCACGAGGGGAAACCGATGTGATTTGCTGCTGACCACTCGAATACAAGAATGTCTGCGACTGACTCGAATTGGTCAGACTTGAGAAGACGTCTGTGTTCGTTGTTGTAAACGGGGCAGCATGAGGATCGTCCCAATTCGTGTAATTGTCCCAGTCATTCGTGAGGATCTTATCTGTCCGCTGCGCTGAAAACACCATGCGTGTCACCAGATTGAAAGCGGGAACCAACATATCACTCGAACCATACTGACCCGAGTTACTGATGTAATTGATCGTCTTGACTAGGAATGTCTGATCTGCAGAGGCTAGTTGATTCATCTCCATATCGGTCACATATACGAAATTGCCCTCGAGCCATGGGTCGGGGAAAAAGGATGACAACCCGGGTTGGCTGGGTGTCCCGTTCGGATTCGGTGGCGACAAGAACATGCCGATTCCCAGCTTTGTCGGTGCGATACGCTGTCCGTACGTATGGGATGTGCTGTCGGTATCAATAACTGTATATAGATCCGCAAGAGGGCGATACGTGACGTTAATGTATACGTCCGAGTTCTGCATTGCCACCAATGGAAGAGCCAGACCAGGATTCTCACAGAACCAGAAGTGAAGAGGAATGGTGAGCTGACGAGAGCGAATGGACGGCTCGGGAATGAGAGTGTTTGGCGTCAGGCCCGGATAGGCAGTAGGGGCCACTGCGTGGGGGTACTGATTGGCACGTCCGTTTCCATTTGCCGGATCATAGAGCTCAGGGACGTTGCCAACCATCTGATCAACGACCTTACGCTTATTTGAGTCGTGTGTCAAGTAGGAATACATCTTGAGCCACTCGCCCGTCAGAGTTTGAAGAACCTGACCGTTGGCCGTGATAGTGATCTTATCGATCAGGTTGTAACCGATATTCTTGATCCACTTGAATTCGTATCCAATTGAGTTCGAACGTTTGTCATATCCATCAGGAGGTGATACGCCGAGACCCAGGTATGACAGTGGAGACCAAACATCCGGGAGCGTGATAATCAAATATGTATCCATAAGGAGCTGTGCATAGCGATCGATACGACACGAAATTGTTCGTGTGCTGGTTTGTGCGAACGATAAGTTCGTACCGGTGAAAGACATTCGGATCGACTCCATTGCAAAGTTCGTGTGACGGCGGTACACAGCCCGAAAATGCGTCATGGAAGGATTTCCATTGACGAGTTCATTCTGGGCTCCGACGCCGGCTAATTGAATTAGACCACCAGGCATACTATTGTATAGAAGACAGAGGGTTTGTTTAGGCAAGATACGGACAGATCGTAGTGTATCCAGCAGGAGGTGTGTACGCCAGTGTACTAGCGTTCGCCGGCTTGCAGCAGACGGATGTGAATGTCTTACCAAGTGGAGCACCGTAGATATTGTTGCGACCGGGAGCACTGACAAAGCGATTGTACTGATCCGCACCGTTTCCGGCGACGGCAAGATATAGCTGGTTAGTACGGCTCTTCTGCTGAGGAGACGCAACTGAAATCGACTTAGCGATGATCTGTCGCTTCTTCTGACTAATGTAATCCTGAGTGTTGTTGACCTGCATTTGTGATTTACGTAGAGAAAAGACTACAACAGTAATGAGATTTGTTCTTGTGAGCACACACGTTGATCAGACGACAGGGTACTCGAAGGTGGCATATAACCTGCTAAAGCAGTTGACGAAGCTGGCTCCCGCTGTGAAGACGTATCATTTTGGATTTCAGCGTCACCCCAAGCGTGAGTTTGTTCGCAAGGTCCCTACTGGAATTGTCGCCTACGACGCAGCGGCGAATGAGGATCCTAAGGAGGAGGGATTTGGTTTCAACAAGATCCACGAGTACCTTGAGATGGTGAATCCAGACATTGTCATGATCTATAATGATCCGCTTATCATCCATCGTTTCATCGAGGCAATGAAGTTCAAGAAGGGTGAGACTCCGTACAAGCTCTGGCTGTATGTCGATCAGGTGTACGAGGGTATTGCGCCTCCACTGATTGAGACCATGAACAAGAATGCCGATCGTATCTATTGCTTCACACAGTCATGGGAAGATGTGTACAGGAAGTATGGTCCTGCCGCCGATCTGAGTATTCTCGAGCACGCGGTGGATTCGTCTGTCTTTAGCAAGGTGACACCATCTGTTCGCAATAGCATTCGGGCTCGTATGAACATGAGCTCGGATTCGGTTCTGTTCCTCAATGTGAATCGCAACAGCTTCCGCAAGCGTCTTGACCTCGCGATCATGGGGTTTGTTCGCCTTCTCAAGCAGGATACTACGAAGCCGTATTATATGTTGTTTGTTACGAGCATCAATGTCAATCAGGGTGCATACTACGACATTGCTCGTATCTACAATACAGAACTTATTGCCAATGGTCTCAGTGTCGAGGAACTTGGGAAGCGTATGATCATCGTTGACACGGGTGATATGAACAATAAGGCTCTCTCGGATGATACAATCAATGAGCTCTACAACGCCTGTGATATTGGTATCAATACCTCAGACGGCGAGGGATTTGGTCTGTGTCAGATTGAGCATCTCTACACAGGTGCTCCGCAGGTGGTGACGGATATTGGAACGTACCGTTCGTTTCTGGATACTTCAGTTGCCGAGTTCATTCCTGCCGGACCACGGTGCTACACGGCTGGAACAATGCCTCTGGGACTGTGGGCGCCTACATTCTCTCCCGACGATGTTGCGGATGCGATGGGCCGGGCAATCGATACTCTGTCGAGCAAGACTGAGAATGCTAGCAAGTATACGTTCAAGACATGGGATACGGTATGTGCGAGTTGGCTGGATGACGTGAGGAACGCAAACTCATCAAAGTAGAAACCGTATTGAAGTTGAATTGATCATCTCGCCCATTCGAAGAAGACGCTGATTATCGTCCCATGCTGGTCCGTCGAAGACTTCCTTTGTATCGGGATCAATGAGTAGCAATAGCCCCTTGATCATCACCTTTTGTAGACGACGGTGCTTGCGAGATGTGTTGCGTAACACAGTCGCATCTGTGTCTTCATTCTTAATGTTTGGCGTAAAGGCCAGGTCTTCAGCTCCTGTGGTGCTGTCAAACCGCATACAGGAAACAATGGGTTTCTCACGGGCGTGAAGCTTACGGTGAATCTCGCAATCTACGGCCGACTCTTTGAGCAATAACCCAATCTTTTGGCTGATGCGTTCCTTTTCATATGCAGTCTCGTAGAGATACTCGTCTGTTGACATGAAGGCTTCCACGGGTTCTCCTTCGTATCTCCGCATCGACGTATCATTGCGACGAATGGCCACAATGTTCGGAAATTCGGCTGACTTGGATTGTTCTTCCGTGAACACGGAGACATAAAAACTGACCTTGACGGTACGTTCATCCATTGGCAGAGTGGCGTGAGAGCAGATACGAATCGCACGGCCTATGACCTGGTCATGACGAGCGGGGGTCCAATGAGGTTCCATGATGTGAACGTGCCGAACATTTGCCAGAGTAATACCTTCCGCACCACTGCTTGAGGCCATCAACAGAGACAAGATCTTCTTTCCGCGCTTTTCCACACTCTCTTTCAGGGACGCCGGGAAGTTTTTACTGTATGTCCCGTTAAAGATCTGACGGGTCAGATCGCGTTCTTCGGCGTCCTCCTCACCGGTGTAGAATGTGTAGGCAGGTCGTTCTGTCAGATCAGGGCTCTCCACCCATTGTCCAGCTTGTTTCACAATCTTGTATTGTTGCCATCCGGCAGCGTCCAAGATCGCCGAAAAGACGCCAAGACCTTCCAGTGACCGATACTGGGAGTACACAAACTGATTGCTGTCCCCAGATGCCTTCACGTTTCTCAGTATCTTCAGTAGTTTGGGACTGAATACTTCCAGTGCCTTCTCGGATAGGAACCGTTCGGGTTTTGATCTCAATCTCTTCAACATCTCTTCCTTGTCGGGAACGTCTCGCTCGTTGATTTGAATAGTGGGCACTTCATCTCGTAACTCGGGAGGGATCATGAAATTACAAGCAAGACGAGACGGAACGCGGTAGGTTCCCAGATCATCATCAAGAGAGGATCGATTGCGACGAGAATCGATCTTCATTTCAATCCAACGGACCTCAAGGTATCGTGTGAACTGTTCAGTTGACATCGGAATTCGTTCTAGCATTTGTTCGTCGTCTACGCGACGAGGAATCAGGCGTTCATCGGCACCCTTGAAGTATGAAACGAGTCCCTGAATGCGCCGACGAAACATCATCGGGTTCTTAATGTTGAGACCATCTAGAAAGAGGTTTGCAAACTCTTCATAGTTTGTGGGGAGGCATGTGAACTCTTCTGTTGTCGCACGCTCCGAAGCAATTTCACCTCCACCCACACCTGTTTCGATCTTCTCTTTGATGGAGGCAATCCAATCGACAGCCTGAGGAATATATGGCATGTCTTTCTTGTACTGAACGGCAATACGGTCACCGTCTCCATTGTATGTGGACCGAAACTGAGGGGGGTTACGAGTAACCATGACGTGTTTCTTAAGCGCATTGAACTCGATTGTGTCTACATCGGGAATCTCACGAAACGCTTTGGTGATTCGTTCTTCATCCCAAGACGAGATGGTCTTGAACGGAATTGTAATGCGTTCGATAGGTCCGCGAAGCATATTCATCAAGTATGAGATCTCATTGGGCCGATTGATCACGGGAGTTCCAGACAATGCTACCACCTTGCATCGCTTGGCGTGATAGATTGCCTCATACAGCTTGCCTGTAATATCAGACTCATTGATGACACGCGAGATCAAGTTGTGGACTTCGTCAATGATGATAACGCTATCGTCGTACATTCCGGGCTCAACATGTTTCGCAATGTTCGTTGAAGTCAATCCATTGTAGCGAACAAAGTGAAACCTGCTATCGATGACGTCCTTGATTTGTTCACGAATAACAGATTGATCCTGCTTAGAAAAGGTCGTGAAATTGGGTTCGCCACCAGGAACCGTTACGTAGAATCGACTGTGTTTGTCCATGAATTTGTCCGAAATGCCGAGCTTCTTGCCTTCTACACGAGTCTCCTCCGTGAGGGCAGTTCGTACCCAATTCTGTTCAATGGCGTAGACCGGATCACCGCACTTGAGAATCTCGCCGCGGTAGTTCTCTTCCAGTGCCGCTGGAACCATGACGAATACATTGGACGTTGATAACAGCGACTCGGCAACTGCGATCGATGAGCACGTTTTTCCAGATCCCAAACCGTGATACACAAGAATACCTCTATACGGTGTCTCAATCTTCAGGTAGTCGCGAATAATCTTTTGGTATGGAAAAAGCTCCCGATTGTTGCCCGATGTCTGCTTCAAGCAAAGATCGATGTCTTTATCATCCTCGGCGAGTGGATCCTTATCCTTTTCCCTGTATTTCATGAAGACACGTGTGATGGCATCAGCAAATGCCTTTCGGTTGGGAAGCACATACGCTCGGCTCATTGTCTTTCAAGCGGAAACATTTGCGTTGCTCATAAACAATGGATATCACTCGGAGCAACCATCGGATGTGGATGGTGACTATCTATCTGTTTCTCGTATCCATCTTCCTTTACCTGAAACCGTCTATCGCCTTCGGGCGTAATGGACGGATTCGCCCGTTCGGGGCAACCGACAGGGAATCGACTGTATTCCCTGTATGGTGGTGGATTTTTACGATTAGTGTAGTGGCTTATTGCTTAACCGTCTACTTTGCAGGGTTCCGTTTCACTTCCTAAGAGCATTGTAGTATGCTGCGACCGTGGGTATGTACACGTGTCGCTTCGTATGTTGATTGTAGATCTCTTCGATAAAGACTCCATCCGCCCAATACAGTGACTCTTGCCAAGGCCGACACATGTGCCTAGGAACAATATACTGAGCCGTATCAATCTTGCGAAGACGAGGTTCCTCTCCTCCCAAGATTCCACCTGGCTTGTTTGCGAACTCATCGTTTCGAAGCTGATCCCACGTGTAAAAATGGTGTGTATCGAACCCAACTGTGAGTTTCCAAAACTCGGGATGGACAATGTTATCGTCGTCCAAAAAATACACCATTCCATCAGATACCATGGAAAGCCCTACGTTACGTTGACTGTTTCCAGAGCATGACCCAATGGGGCTGACATGTCCAAGCTCAACGATCTGCGGATGATCAAAATGGGTAGTATAGATCCCTCGTGTCCGCGTCGTATCGTAGATAATGATCCAGCGACGAATCAAATCAAACTGAATCGACGCATACATCATCTTCAGATTGTCTGAGCGGGAGCACGGTGTGATGATTGTAATCATTATACTTACTTGCTACACCGTTTCGAATGTTTCAACGATGCTCTTGAGTTGATCAATCATGGCCTGTCTCTGAACGTGATGAGGTCGTACATGAGACTCGCACTCCGCGAAGGTCTTCCAACTGATTCCCGAGATTTCACGGCGCTGCATCGCAGTAAACCGCTGATTCAAATTGATTTGATCGGGTTGTGTCAGCACGGCCACAAAGTAGACATGACGATACTGAACGCCATTCAGTCCCTCGAATGTTTCCTCGAGACGAATGTTTCGAAGAACGAGGTATGCATCGCGGTCAATGTTCGTCTCCTCTGTGAACTCGCGAATCGCACAATCTACATCCGACTCGTTACGAACCCTACGACCCTTTGGGAACCCCCACTCGGGTTCCGCGTACACAGACGGGTTGTTTTGAACGAGAGAAATGCGATCGAGTTGATTGAACTTATCTCTCGACGCAATGAAATCAGCGGACGCATGATCATCCCCCCACAGGGTCTTCCACAACGTCTCGAAGGTCTGATTCCGGATCGCCGTCTGTTCCTCGATCGTCATGTTTCCAATCAGGAGCCCTACGTACTCAGTATTCGCCGGGTCGTACTTGCCTCGCATGAACTCGGCGAAACTCATACTGTCCTTGCGCCGGATCATCAGAACCCGTGTAGTATTCAAGTTAACGGGTAGAATAGGTTTGTCTATGAGTATAATTCCACAGGAAAGCACTGGATCCATACATCCCCTGAATAGATGCCCTTTCCCCCCACAGTTATTACAGAACATTATAGGTATTGGTTTTTGAGCAAGAGCTGTCCGTTTTTCCATTGCTCCTTTAATAAAGATCCTTTGTAAACGATAAATGTCTGCTCCGCTTTTCCAGTTGACGCCGGCGTACCCATTGCCACAGTCATCATCTTCATTCAACACCCTTAACGTTATGTGGAAACTGTTAATCGTTCTTGTCGGCCTTGCGCTGATTTCGTTTACTGTCTATATTATCTATACGGCCGTTGGTGGCATATCGTTACCATGGTCTGCGCCATCCGTGTCTTCCTCATCTGCGGTTGATAATGCTCCTCTGCCCATTGATGGAAAGTCAGGAACAGTAATCCCTGCAGCAAGTGTCCCCATCGCCGCGGGCTCCGATTACGGAATTCAGTTTTGGATGTACATCAAGGACTGGGACTATGCGTTCGGACAAGCGAAGCCCATTCTGACGAGAGCAGATGCCACGAATCAATACATTACGAATCCGAACATTTCGCTTTCTGCCACAGATAACAACCTTGATGTTTCAATCTCAGTCTTTGGTAGTGACTCCGTAAGCTCGGGAGCATCCTCACCGGCACCAGCAAATGGCGCCGGGGCCACGGGAGATCTGTTCACTGTGACAGTTGAAAACGTCCCTCTTCAGACGTGGTTTGCTGTAACCGTAACGTGCTTCCAGCGTAACGTAGATGTGTACATCAATGGAAACCTGGTCAAGTCTGCTCTTCTGCCCGGTGTTTCCAGACCTGCCGTGGGTGACATTACGGTTGGAGGCGGAGGAGGATTCTCCGGAAGTGTGTGTAACGTAAAGTCGTACCCGAACATGCTAGGTCCTGCCGATGCGTCTTCCTTTTATGCATCTGGAACCAACTGCTCGTCGATTGTTCAGTCTTCGTCATCAGCGGCCGGATCCGGTGGTACAAACCCAGCGTCAAGTGCTAACTTCTTTGGATACAACTTCACGTTTGGAATCTTAGACTCTTCGGGCAAAACTGTCAGAAGTTTTACAACCTAATCACAATGCGAATACTTCTCAAATGCCCAACACGATCAAGACCAAGACAAGTGATATCAACTCTGAGACGTTACGTCCAACTCGCAAATAGAAAGGATCTCCTTGGTATTTGCGTTTCGTGTGACAACGACGACGAAACGATGACGAATACATTCATGAAAGATGAGCTGATGCGGACCATTGAAGTTGTGGCGTGGAAGATGATGTTCTTTGGCGATAACAAGACTAAGATCGAGGCTGCAAATGCCGACATGAATAGGATTTCGTGGCAGTGGGATATCGTTGTATTGGTTTCGGACGACATGATTCCCCAAGTGAACGGATACGACGATATAATTCGATCTCACATGGCGGCCAGATTCCCTGATACGAAGGGTATTGTCTGGATCAATGACGGGACGCAAGGAGAAAAGCTAAATACACTGTCAATCCTAGGGCGTAAAATGTATGAGAAATTTGGGTACATTTACCATCCATCCTACAAGAGCCTTTTCTGTGATACGGAGTTTACTGATTTTTGCACGCCGCAGAATTCCGTCTATATATCTCACTGTATCATACGGCACGAACACCCTGGGACTGGTTTTCCTGAAAAGGGAGACGCATTATACAACAAAAACCAAGGATACTGGAATGATGACATGTATAACTACATCAGTCGCAAGTCGTATGACTATGACTGGAGCATCTTAATCCCCACCATATCGGGACGTGAGGTTTCCTTCCAGTCGCTGGTGGATTCGATTAATGAAAAATGGGCGCGCATCTGTCCAACTCTTCGCATTGAGATTTGTGTGTCATTCGACAACAGGGAAAAATCAATCGGAACGAAGCGTCAGGAACTCAAGACATCTGCTAAAGGAAAGTACATGTCCTTCATTGACGATGACGACGATGTAACCGATGCCTACTTTCAAGATGCAGCCGAATGTATTGCCAACAGCTATCATGTCATGAGATTACGCGGACAGATCAATCAGTATACGTTCACTCACAGCATCGAATACGATGAAACATCAATGATGGCATACGACGATGTCTTTACTCGGCCACCAAATCATCTGAACGTTATCATGACAGATGTAGCGAAGTTTATTTCGTTTAATGATCTGAAGACCGGTGAAGACTTTGATTGGGCTATCCGTCTAACAAAGAACAGATTTTTAACTAACGAATATAGGTCAGATCCAACGCGTATTCATTATATCTACAAGATGGGTGATCGAGTCATTGATGACAAGACGATTGAATGGCAGAGAACAAGCCCTGTCGAAAAGATGATCTTCAAACCACCGCCTCGGGAATTACCCAAACCAGTAGCCGATATGAAACGGAATGGAATACGGTTCACTGCAAGAGGCTTTGTTTCTAAGTAGAAAGCAATGACTATCATCGGAGGGTTAATCTTTATAGTCGGCATCGTCGTTATCGCCCTAATCATCTGGAATATTGTTGGTGCGAGCAAACCGCCAACCACGGACGCAACTGTCTTAGTTGCAGGTTCAATGGCGGGAAATACCAAACAGACAAGCTCGGGTGACATGCCCCGTTCTCAAAACCAGCAACAGGGTATCGCATTCACTTACACCTGCTGGGTTCTTATCAATGATTTCACCGTGAACTATGGATCACAGAGACCGATCTTCACAAAGGACGACTGCCCTGGGCTGTACCTCGACACAACCTCTAACGCGTTTGTCGTTGCTGTTGATACATACGGAACGAAGGAGACTGTATTGATTAACAGTATCCCTGCAGCAAAGTGGATACATGTTGCCATCGTAGTGGATCAGGACGCAATGGACATCTACATCGATGGAATCCTCCGTCTTCATCATGCACTGGCGCAACTTCCCAAGCAGAATACGAGCCCCGTCACGATGGGATCGAATTGGGACGGTGTGTTAGCCGATGTCAGGTACTATCCTCGTTGCTTACCGGTGTCCGAGATCGAAGCGCTCTCAACGGTTATCCCGTCAAATGATATGACGGTACATCCGGCCGCTCCTCCGTATTTTGACATCACTTGGTACACGGGTCGTTTAACTTCTCAGTGATGAGTAATGAGTGCTGGTGGTCAAAACTCTTCGTCTCTGAGTGGGATTCAGGCAATGCGTCTTCGTGATTCTGCAGATGTAACAGCACAGATTCGTCTGCGCATGATGTATCAACAGTTCAACGCAACTTCACCGAATGCGATTAACATGCGTATTAAGAACAGCTACAACAACTATCTTCAGTTCCTCGAAGGTGTCAAGGAAGTGTCTACCGGTGGAGTATGCCCGACGTGTACAGGTCTGCCGTACAATGCCCCATCCGTGGCTTCAGGAACAGCCAGAATCCTTGCGTTTACAAACCTTTAACCCGTTCAGAACGGGTCTTCTTCAGTAGCTTCTTGATACTATTTCGGCGTGTTGCAGGATCCTTAGGATTGTAACTGAAAAAGTACCTGACAAACTCGGGCGATTCCTTGTTCTTTGACAGTTCTGTATACAGTTCTGACTTGTGTCGTTTCATCTCGATAAAACTCTCTTGCTTCCCAAGGCAGTCCTTAGGAATCAAAATAGAAAATCGACGTTTCGATTTAGACTTTGCGACATCCATGAGCCTCTGGGCAATACACAACATACTGGCCACGTTTTCCTGATGAGGGCCTACGGAATATACGTAAGCGAAAAAGAACTGCAAGATTGTGGGAATACTCGCAACACGAATACCATTGGGCAGAGTATGATAGCTGTGACAAGCTGACGTTTCATAATACCGAATGGCCGACTTGCCATTTGAGTCCATGACAGTATGGCGGCGCGGCAGAATCTCCGTCTCCTCGTCAATGACTACCTCCTTGCCCTTTGTCAGACGTTCGATTGTATCCTTTTCTGCGAGCAACATGACCGGGTTTGTCCAATTCTTGTGGACGTGAATCTCGTACGCAGTGACACCTAGCAAGATCACAGACTCTTTCCTTAGTAGCGTTTCGACCTCTTTCCGCTGAGCTTCATCGATATCCGCGTGAACCCGCTTCGTTGTCTTAGGACACGTGCTGGGATAATGCTTATTGAGAAGTTGAAGACGACTATATACTTTCTCCCAACGGCTAACATCTCCACGAGGACGGGATAACTCGAGGTACATGGACATTCTCAGAAAGTTCGGGGGCACGTAGTGAATCTTGCCAATCGTCACTGCATCCGACCATAAATTATCAAAGATCTTCTCGTCGAGAAACGTGATATCCGCAACACCCGTGAAATCGGCAAAGACCTTAAATGTGCCCAGGTGTATTCCCGGTTTGACTTCGACGTTTTCCACTCCCGACTTGATCAACTGATTTGCGATGATAACCGAGTGCTCTTGAGGAGTCTTGCTGAAAAAATCATAGTCGGGAACGTCCGTCTTAGGATTGTAGAAACGTTCCTTGGGAGGAAGAAGATTGTTGATGGCGGTTCCACCATAACACATTACAGGGTGGTGCTTGATGAATGCCTCGACGATAGATAAGCTCTTTTTAATACCTGGATCGGAAGCCATAGCCTTATCGTTCTCAAGTTCGAGATCTTCTATGATTCCTGCGATGTCGTCCATTATAAAATGGAAGTTACTTTGTTTTAAATATTGAGAGCCAGCAAGAATGCCTCCTAAGAGATACAATCTTCGTAAGCGTGCAGATCCCGTAGTATGGGTTGACGACGACACTCTCAAGACCAAGCAAGAGGAGGATGACTCCGAGGACTCTGATTTCCAGGTAGAGGAGTCTGAGGAGGAGTCCGAAGACGAAGACGAAGACGAGGAGGAGTCGGAAGACGAGGAGGAGTTCCGTATTCCCAAGGGAGCCAAGGTATCCGTCAAGCTTCATATCCATACAATCCAGAAGGGTGGCCCTAGTCGTATTGACATCGAGCAAGAGGAATCCGACGAGGAGGAGTCAGAGGAGGAGTTCATCGACCACCTAATGTCCAAGTATGTTCCCCAGAGTCACCGCGGCCGCCGGCAGCGTCGCGAGAAGGACGAGGTCGAAAGTCCCGCCCTCAGTCTCAATGACGAGGAGGAGGAATACTACGAGGAACTGTCCAAGTCCAAGAAGCGTAAGTTGAATGATCAGATGAAGGGTCTCGCTAAGCTCGTCAAGGACGGTGAGATTCCGCACAAGTTCCGGGTTCTTGCTTTGCCGATCGCCGACCAGCTCAAGGCAACTGTCATTCGCAAGATCGATATCCTGAACGAGATGGATGCCGATGGCGGAGAGGTCCATAAGCTTCGGACCTGGGTAGATGGATTTCTCCGTATCCCGTTCGGAGAGATTGTTCCTCTACCTGTGAATTTCGAGAAGAGCAAGGATGACTGTTCGAAGTTCCTCTCCACCACAAAGGAGACGCTTGACAAGGCAGTCTACGGTATGGATGCTGCCAAGACACAGATCATGCAGATCGTGGCCCAGTGGATCGCTAATCCGTCGTCCGTGGGTAACGTGATTGCTCTCAAGGGTCCGATGGGTGTTGGTAAGACGAGCTTCGCCAAGCATGGTGTCGCCGAGGTTCTCAAGCGTCCGTTTGAGTTCTTCTCCTTGGGAGGTGCGTCCGATGCGTCGAACTTCGTGGGTCACTCGTACACCTACGAGGGGGCTACATGGGGCCGTATTGCTGACTGTATCATGACTGCGAGGTGTATGAACCCGGTCATCTACTTCGACGAGCTCGACAAGGTGTCAACTACGGCCCACGGCGAAGAGATCGTCTCCATGCTGATCCACCTCACGGATCGCACACAGAATAGTCAGTTTCACGACAGGTACTTTGCGGGCGTCGATTTCGACCTCTCGCAATGCCTGTTTGTCTTCTCGTTCAACGATGAGACGAAGATCCACCCAATCCTCAAGGATCGTATGCAGGTGATCAACTGTACTGGATACACAGCCGACGACAAGAAGGTTATCGTCCAGCAGTACGTATGGCCTCAGATCCTCGATCGTATCAAGATGGTGAACGACCTCAAGATCTCGGATGAAGCGATCAAGTATCTCATCTCTGAGTATTCGAATGAGGAGGAAGGTGTGCGCGTCCTAATCCGTGCCGTCGAGACACTGGTGACTCGTATCAACCTCCTGCGTATTGCCGATGAAAAGACGGCTAAGGGGTACAAGTTCTACATGCCCATCAAGTTGCCCATGACAATCTCACCCGATGATGCCAAGCACATTCTGGTAGATACGGGCAAGGTATTCAATGAATCGTGGCGTCAGCTCTATACTTGAAGCCACCCTAACTGAGCCGTGTCGAACGTCACAATAACAGGGTTATCGTCCATTGTAGATACGAAACATGTTGCGATCAGTCCCTTCATCGTAATACCCAAGCAATACTCGATCGTTTTTTGCCTGAACACAAACGGTGTCGAGACACGCTTCGGCTTGTATGTTTCATCAAGAATGACGAAACAGTGAAAATACTTGCGAGGCGTTGAGTATTCAACAAAGTGAACAAGAGTCCAGTACTCATTTCCGACCATCACTGGGCTTGCAGAACCGCGAAAATGCTTGAAGATCCACGGTGTCGTATACTTCGTGTGAATAACAATGTCTGAACCGTGAAACGTTCCGATCTCCATCGGATGCCAGCGATAGATCACATCATCCGACATGTCAATCGGAATCCAGTTCTTTTCACATTCCTGATTGGTAGGAGAGTTGACGACGACGCAATCCGAATACTCACCGTTCAGATCGTACTTACCGCGCACAATTCGGATCTTTTCGCTGAACTCAAAAGAGGCAGCGGTGAATGACATGTTCATTCTTGCGTTGCGATAAATACGAACGTCCTCCAGCCCCTTAATGAACGAATCGCGACGAGGCATTGTGACAGAAGCATCGTTCATACGTTTCACAACACCATTGATTGACACGGCATTCTGTGTACGCACGTTGTTGTCAGCCGAATACTTGCCATTTTTCATCATGTAACTCCCGTCCGTTTGGTTGATTGCGTAATTGACGAAACGAACATTGTGAACATTTCCACAGACTGAAACCGATGAGGGATGATAGTCGAATCCAAACAAATCGTGGATCACAGGATACGGACTTATATCTGCATTCAAGGAATCGATGTAGAAAGGCAGGTTGGTGTATACATTGTCGTTGTTCTGAGTACCGGTTAACAGATACTTCATGCTCACCTTCAGTCCATCAAGGATAGAACTCTGAACGTAAAACCTGACAATCGTCTCCTCGTAATCGAAGAGTCCATCATACACGTCCCTCTCGATGAACAGCGCATCTGTAGTGATGGGGATCTTCTTCCCAAGCTGAATGTAGTGCATGGCCTTATAACACTCTCCCTTGATACGCAGATACTTGCAAAGGTGATACAGTGCCTCTGACCGACTTGACCGAAACTCGTATGCCTTCTGAACCCAGTGTTCCGCGTCGGGTGTATTGTTCAGGGCCATGTACGTCTTTGCGATCATGTACATTGAATACCAGACTTCCTCGAACCACCCGCCCGAGTCAATGCGCTTCGTATACCACTTGATCGCATCAGTCCACTTTTCCATGCAGTGGTATGTCTGGGCAATATAGAACATGTAGCGCACATTCGTAGGATCTTCATCAAGTCCCTTCATCAGGAGCGCGAGATCGCGAGGGAACTTGTCGCTCTTACAACCACCATCGTTGTGATCATTGATGTAGCCGATCTTCTTATCGAGGAACTGTGTCTGACCATCCCAGTATTCGTGCGTGACGCCCCTACAAACCCAGTCGTAGTCCATACGAACAAGGCGAGTGTTTGGATATTCGAGGGTCCCGGCAACTTGAAGTAGTGTATAACCAACCTCGCCAAGAGCCTGGTCCTTGAGGGTCCCTGGAACAAACTCCATGTCGGCATCAAGCAGAAGGCCGTATGTATCCTTTATATCCCAACCCTTCGCGAGGCAGTATCCCTGGGCATTCTGAAAACTGAGGGTGCGATTATGACCAAAGTTCTCCCACGTATTCACCTCGAGACAGCCCTCGTGAGTATTCAAAAAATCAAGGGCAATATCGGTTGTGTTGTCCGACGACCCCGTATCGGTAATTACGTATGCGTCGACCACGCCCTCAACGGACTTCATACACCGTTCAATGATCTTCCCTTCGTTCTTGACCATGAGAATCAAGATGAGTCTGGGCATTCTGCGTCCGTATTGTCTTTCATCTATTCGCTCTGTCTAAGTAAATGAGCACAGAGTTCGTTAAGCAGACACTTCGCGAAAACCTTAGCCGTGTTCTCGTCCCCCACGTTGCCGATGGTCTCTGGTCTATCTACGACAACGCCAAGATCGCTGCGGAGAGGAATAAGCAGCCCGATCAGACTCTCACTACGTTTCAGAACCTCCTTACCCGTGTCCCTCAGTGGTCCGATGAGATTCTGAACAAGGAGGTTGATCGTATTGCAAAGGTCTCCAAATGTGATTACATCGACGATCTTATGCTCGGAGTGTTTGTTAGCTACATCCGTGCGTTTGCCTCTCTCCAGCAGGTCGATTCCGCTCACGTGGACATTCACTTTGAGCGTCCGTCCGTTGAGAAGTTCGTTCATTCATTCTACAAGGCAGGTGCTCGCGCATCGTGGTCGGCCGCGTATCTGTTCAAGACGATTGGTGTTTCGTCTGAGCAACAGGCTCGCAATCGCCGGGACATCGAGACTCTGCTCGGTACCTGCCTGAATGAGGTTATCGACAGTTTCATCCCGTGGAAGGATGTCAGCAAGGCGTATTTCCGTGCTCCCGTAACAGCCGCTGCCGCGCCGACGCCCGCCGCCGAGCCTGAGCCTCGTTCGGACACGCCTATGCCCGAGGCACCGAAACTGACCTTTGGACAGAACGAGGTCGTCGAGTTTGAGACAGACGATGAAGACGATGAGGAGGAAGAAAGACCGCGCATTGCTCTGGGCGAGGATGTGGATCTTGGACTCAGTGACGATGAGAAGGAGCCTGTTGAGACAGTGGCGCTCAATATCTAGTTCGTTCAAGACCCCTATCAAAAAAAGCAGAGGCGGAACAAAGAATGGATACACAGACTCTTGCAATGGTCGTCGGAGCTGTAATGATTGTGGCTGCCTTACTCTACGTTCTGGATCGCCGGTCCAAGAATGTAGCGGTTGATTACATGGATCTCGCCAAGCTGACCGTAGGAGCAGGTGCTATCACGGGCGGTGTGGTGTATTCAATTGGAACTGATGCGATCGAGCAGGTCGCCGAGACTGTGAGCGCATCTACACAGGAGATGTTTGTTGGAAAGCCGGAGTTCTAAATCCATGAAATATCGTAGATCCTTGTAAACCACCGCCGAGTGATCTTGCACTCTGGAAACTCGTGTCGAAGACTATCACCAACATCCACTATCGAAAGAATCTCAGGAACAACCACTGTATAGTATGTTTCGCCACTCCTGGCAGCACTCTGTGCGGACGCAACTACAGAATCTAAGAATACACTCATTGAACATAGGTGTCGCAGTTCAGAAGCAGTTGGCATTGTTTGAGTAGTTGGCCTTTCTTTTA